AGATTTTTATATCATTTGTCGAATTCATCCGATTTATCTTTTTGAAGATCTGTTCGATCCGCTTTTTCATACTCTCATAGTTGTTGAATTTGACCTTGCTTATGGCATTTTCGCATTCCGTGTTAAATGCAAGCAAAGCGGACTTGATGTTGTCGCTGGTCATTTTCCTTCCGGCTGCCAAGCTTCCGTTGACCTGCCATTTCGTAGAGCAAACCGCCGCTGTTCCCATCTGCATCATAGACTTCTGTGATTCGCGGCAGTCCGACAAAGCATCCTTGTATTCTTCCGAGGAAGCGAAATCATAGAGCGGCTTATACAGGCCAAATTCCTGCATCAATTTTTCCTCTTCCAGCTCTACAACGTCCCGCCGGATCGCATCCTTTTGAGTGCGCAGATTTTCAGTTTCCTCTTTTTCCCGAGCGATTTCCGTTTCAAGCCGGTTTTTCTCCGCCCGCAGTTCAGGAAGCAGCTTTTTGATTCCAACGGCCTCTCCGTGTTCGTCCGTAAACGCGCTTTCAAGTTCTCTATTTCGGCTTATGAGATTTTCTTGTTTCTGTTTTAATTCCAGTATCTCTGCTTTCAACTCACGCACATGAAATAGATCTGATAACCCCATAATTCCATCCACCTTGCATTTTAATGTAATAAAAATATATTGACAGCATCATTTTATTATGCTATTATTGTGTCTGAAAGGAGGGCAACGCATGGCACGACCGAAGGAGAACACGGAGCGGATCACCGTTTTCTTTCCGGCAGAGGCACTCGAAAAAATGAAAGAGGAAGCAAAACGCCGTGGAATGACTGTGAGCGGCTATGTCCGCTTTGCTGTTCTTGAATATCTCCATGAAAACCGAGATAAATAAAAAATGAGCAACCGTAGCTAAGTTTGGCGACCCACTACGATTGCTCTTGTGCCAAAACCGCAGGGGTTTTGTCTATTCAAGTATAGACGAAACGCCCTGTAAAAGTCAAGCGCTTTTACAGGGATTTCTATACCCATTTTCAACCGGAACGAGAAAGGAGAAAAAATGAACGATTTGCAAGTCATTCAAAATAACGGCGCCGAAGTCGTAGACAGCCGCGCAGTCGCGGAAATGATCGGTAAACAGCACGCGCACCTCATGCGCGATATCAAAGGCTATGTTGAAATCATTGAAAATTCCAACGAATCCAAATTTGGTTCGGTTGATTTCTTCATCCCTCCAGCGTTTCATTGTTGACATAAAAATGTACAAAAAACATTTGCCGCTTCTGTTATGCTGAAAGTAGGGTACCACAGAAGAGACAAATCACCAAGAAAGGAAAATCACCATGGAAAAAGAACTTATCAAAATGATCGAAAAAACCAAGAATCAGGAAGCATTTCTGACCTTCCTGAGATTCTGCCTCCCGCGAGTGGAATCCGGACTGTCGGTCGAAGAGATCTGGAACGAATGGCAGATCATCCAGAGCCACAGCGAGGAGCCGCGCGTATGACCGCGCAGAAAATGGACGCGCTGGACATTGAAATCTACCAGCTGATGAAGGAACTTGGCATTCCGGCCAGCATGACGGGCTATGACTACCTCCGCAGCGCCATCCGCCGCAGCGCAGAAAACGGCTGTCCCAAAATTTCGACCATGAGCGCGGACGGGATCTATCCGAGGATCGCCGAAGAATTCGGCGTCAGCTCAGACAGCGTGGAGCGCGCGATCCGGAAGTCCATCGGAGTCGGAGTCGAGCGCGCCGGTGGAAGCAAATTTTACAAGGTGTTCGGCTTGAGCATGGACGCGGACAAAGCCCGTCCGACGAATGCGCAGTTCATCCGGCAGGCTGCGTTGGAGGCCATCTGCCGGGAATCTGAAAAAAATCTGAAAACAGCGGGACAAAAGCGGGAAACGTGGCAGATTGGATAACTGGAAAGCAAAAACCACAGAAAACCGAAAGGAGAAGAAAAAATGTGTGAAAGCAAAAATCTGGTCCCCCTCCCCATGACGGGGCCTGAGAATCTTTTTGAGAACGTCGTCAATCGACACCACGACGAGGTGAAAGCGGAAGTCCGTGCGGAGGCGCGCCACAAGCGGGAAAAATTCATCACCCGCTGGCTGATCGCGGCGCTGCTTGCCGGAATGGCCGCGTCTGCCTACGCAGGCTTTCTGATCGGCGCATCCATCGTCTGAAAAATTTCAAGAAACCGGGACAAACCCGAAAATCCAGCAGAATATAAACTGTAACCACAAAAACAAAAATCACAAATGGAGGTAATTCAAAATGGCAAAGGCAACTAAGGAAGCACAGGAGACCAAGGCAATCAGACGGTACATCAAGCTCACGTTCATCGAGCCGGTGCTGGGCACCTGGCCGAGTAACGAGAATGTGGCGCGTGACTTCATCGCGTCCAAGTCCCCGGACGCAGCCACCATTGAGGAAGAGATCGCCGCCATCGGCGCAGAAAACTATTCCGACAAGGCGATGACGGTATTCCCGCGCGTCGATGGAAAGCCCGTTTTCTACGACTACCAGATCAAGGGCTTTTTCAAGGATACCTGCGGCGCACTCTCCCGCGCAAAGCACACAAAGTCCAGCGCTCTGAAGGCGTACAAAAAGGTGATCGACGGCATGATCTTTCCATTCCCGAGAACCATCGCCATTCAGGTAAACGGCGAGATCGGCGAATGCCAGCGTCCACTTCGTGCGCAGACCGCGCAGGGCGAACGTGTGAGCCTCGCAAATTCCGAGGAAATTCCGGCGGGCAGCACGATCCGTTTCGGCGTCAAGCTCAACGATCCGGCGCACGAGGCTCTTTTGAAGGAATGGCTCGATAACGGCATCGACCGTGGCCTCGGCCAGTGGAGAAATTCCGGAAAGGGCCGATTCATCTATAAAATGCTGGACGAGGAAGGAAACAGCCTCGGAGGAACGGCAGAGGACTACGAAGCGCGGAAGCTGGAGGAAAGCTTCTTCCCGGAGGAAAAGGCGGGCTGATAGGCCCGCCGAACGGGGCAATGGCTTAGGTTTGCGAGGCACGGCGCAGCAAAGGAACAGCGGAGTGATGCGAGGCGAGGAATGGCGGAGTGATGCAAGGCAAAGATAGCAACGGAGAGGCGGAGCGCCGCACGGCCAAGAACTGCATAGGATAGGCTGAGTTCTGTTTTGGAACCAGAAGAACAGCAGAGGCTTTGCGGGGCGATGCGTATCTCGGCAACGCAATGGAAAAGTGGAGACTGGCGTAGTGCTGCAACGGAGCTGCTGGGAGATGTTTTGCATAGCGAAGGCGAAGTATTGAGAAACAGTGACACGCGATGGCTGGGCATCGGAACGAGTCGCCTCGATGCGCCCGGAAAAGCAATGGCATGGAAGGGCCCAGCTACGTATCGAGATGGAATGGCAAAGTAAAGAGTCAACGCGCACAGAAACGCAAGGGCGATGCGGGGGTTGGTGACGTGTAGCAGAGGAACGGCTTTGCTGGGACTGTCAAAGCATTGAAACGGAATTGCACGGATTCGCATGGCACAGCAACGGCAACGCGGCGCATAGTAAGGCAAAGGCAAAAATCAAAAGATAACAGAAACCATTCCGGATCGCATCCAAATGTACAAAAAACATTTGCGGCGTTTGGTACAATAAAATCAGAAAGGACGGAAACAGATGAGCTTCCCCAAAGCGTATGAAAAATTTCGGTCGGCCATGATCGCCTACGAAGATAACCTCCGGGCGTTGGGACGTTCCGGAGTCACGATCAAAAATCAGGAACAGATCTTCAAAAATTTCTCCGGCTTCCTTCTGGAAAACAAATTGTGGGATCATGAGGAGGGCTTTCCGGAGATCCTCGCATGGCGCGACCAGATGCGCCGGGACGGCAAAAAACCGTCCACCATAAAGCAGTATCTGACCGTCCTTTCTGCCCTGTACAATTTCGCCAGCTCCGAAGAACTCGGTGAAAACCGCTGGTACGACCGGAATCCCGTCGCAAAGCTCCTCATGCCGGATACGCGAAAGCTCGACAAGCGACCGTATGAGCAATTTTTGACCGACGAGCAGGTCATGCTTCTCTGGCGAAATAACCCTCCCGCGAAAACCGTGGAAAGCCCGAAATTCTGGCCGCGAAATTACGCCATCGTCATTTTGCTTCTGACCACGGAGCTTCGCAACAGTGAGCTTCTGGCGCTGACGCCTGCGGATCTCGACTGGGAAAATTCCGAGCTGTACGTCGAGCATGGCAAGGGCGATAAATTCCGTCCGGTCGAATTCCCACCGCTTGCGCAGACCGCCGTCCGTCTGTATCTTCGCAGCGGACTGCGTCCAGCGGCCGCAGGCGACCATGACCCGCTTTTTGGCACGGAGGCAACCAAGGAATTCAAGGGAACCAATCGGGGCGCAGAATGGCACGCAGGCACACGTCAGTGGCTTTCTGACGTCGTGAAGCGCCATGTAAAAACCGTGACCGGCGTGGATATGATCCGTTCTCACGATTTGCGGCACGTCGGCGCACGGCTCGATCTCAACAGCGGCATGAGCTTCGAGGAGCTTCAGGCAAAACTCGGCCATGAATCCGTAGCGACCACGCAGATCTATTCCGGCAAGCTGACCAGCCGGAAAAACCGCCGTCTAACGAAGATCGTGCAGGAGGAGAAGGAGCGGCAGGCGCAGCGGAACGTCCTGCGTCTGGAAGAATCGGGAGATGATTTTTTCGCGCAGCTCCGGCTGAAGCAGCCCCGGCCGGAGATCGCCTGAACAAACCAGAAAAACAGAAATGATCCGGGTTTCGTCGGAAGCCCGGAGGCACGGCGGAGGCAGGTGCGTCGTGGGGATAACCCACACCCCGCGATTTCGGTTCAAATCCGGATTCCACCGCAATGCTGTGAGTTTGGGCATGGCTCACAGCTGGTCATAACTGACCTCCTTTCTGTGAAGAAAAGCGTCACCCATGTAAGCGAAGGCGCTCACCGGAACATTTCAGAGATTCCGGCGCTCCAGACTGGGAAGTCTGGCCATGGGTTTTCGGGAAGAACGCTCCCGCACCGGAGTAAAACGGGGAGCCATTTATGTGCGTGTAGTTTAATGGCAGAACATCAGACTTCCAATCTGATGGTGGGAGTTCGATTCTCCTCACGCACTCCACATGGGTATTGCGGCGGACTCATGGAAAGTTTTGAGGTTCCAAAGGCTTGGTGAAACGATATATCCGGCCATCCGCTCAATCTGTAGGTAGTGCAAGTACGACAGACTGCGAATTTAATTAGCTGGCTCCGGCTTAATGTGTGAAAAAACGGATGCGACCGATGCACCGGCGCAGGGCTGAAAAGTTCCGTGGCTTACCCTCCTGGCCTTCCGACAGTCCGCTGTGAGGCGTAAAGGATGGAAGAAAAACCGGCGTGGCGACGCAGACCAACTTCTGCACGGAAGCGTCTAGGCGTCGAGTAACGGCGGCTCCGGAACCGGGAGGCAGGCTGTACAAAACCAAGGAAAACAAAGCAAGGAGGAAAACAAATGAGCTTGGACATTCGCTATCTCACCAACGGCACGAAAAATGTCTACGTCGTCGCAGAGAAGGACGTGACGCCGGTCGCGGTCCATTTCTACAGCGAACGGGACGAAATCCCCTATCAGATCCGTAACTACGCACCGAAAGGAAAGCCGATGTTTGTCGGGCCGGATTCGGCAAGAAACCTTTTTGCAATGAAAGCCCTGTATCCGGAGCTGATCCACGAATTCTGCGACAAGCCGGAGTACGCTGGATCACCCTGCATCTTCGAGTCGTGCAGCCTCGCGGACTGGAAAACCTGCAAATACCGCTGTACCGCAAAAATCTGAGCAAAATATGGATGCGTGGCCGAATGGAAAAGGTAGCAAGGGTATGCGGTGCAGGAAAGCGCGGCACACTCAAACCTATTGGGGTTCAAGCAGCCACCTCGGACGGGAATAAAGCTCGTCGCATACTGTCTGCACCATGCGGGGTTCAAATCCACGCCGCATCCACCAAAGCGCCCTTTTGTGGGAGTCGTGGCGCTTTCTACAAATAAAGTTCAACCCTCCGCGGCCACTGCGTCAGTGTGGCAACACGCGGCATTTGGCAAAGGGCAGTTACGAGCAGCTGTCCCAAGGCCGTTCGATTCGGTCACGCCGCACCGTCGTAAAAATCGTGTGACTAAGGTTTTCGTAGAACGCCGCGCATTTTCAAGATGCAAATCGTTCAGCTTGCCGGAGAAAGCCAACGCGTGGCAGATCCGGATGAAGTCACTTGAGAAGCCGAACTGACAAAACCGGCCGCACCGGAATCCGGTGTGAAGCGGAAACGGCAGGATGCCGCAAAGAACTACCCGTTGGCCAGCGCGCATGGCCTCGCGTCCGGTACGTCAAGCCGGAAACGACGGGCCGTTATCTCAAATGGCTAGAGCAACCAGCTCATAACTGGTAAAATCTCGGTTCGACTCCGGGACGGCCCACCATGAAATTTTCGGGAAAGGAGGAAAAACCATGAACAAGGAAGCACTTGCACAGGCCGTAGCCCACCGCACGGGCATGCCGAAGGGCGCAGCGCTGGAATCTATCGACGCGGTTTTTGAAAGCATCCGTGAAGCTCTGATCTCGCACGAGGCGGTGAACATTCCGGGCTTTGGAAAATTCGAAGCGCCGTATAAGTCGTCCAGAGTCGCAAGAAACCCGGCGACCGGCGGAACCGTTTCGGTTCCTGCGCATCACGGCGTGAAATTCGCGCCCGCGAAGGGGCTGAAAGATGCCGTACATTAAAATTTCCGGGCGAAAGCCCGGAGTACATAAACGCCAGAAAAATGAAAGGAGCAGCCCATGGGACAGGAAATTCATCGCGGAGACGTATTCTGGATCGCGGATACACAGACGGAGGTAGGCTCTGAGTACACAAAAACCCGGCCGGCCGTGATCGTGAGCAACGAAGCAAATAACCGATACTCCGCGAATCTGGAAATCGTCTGGCTTACAACGGCCAATAAAAAGCCGCTTCCGACGCACGTCACGCTCTATTCCGCACCGCGCGTTTCCGTAGCGCTGTGTGAGTGCGTCACAACGATCTCCAAGGAGCGCCTCCTGGAATATTATTGCACGCTCACATCGGAGGAAATGGCACATATCGACCGTGCCATCCGCATCTCGCTGGGGCTTCCGGAGCCTGCCGAAAAACCGGAAAAAACCGCATCGTCCGAAAAAACGCCGGATGATCTCCAGCTTTCAAACCTCCGCAGCGACTATCAGCTCCTGCTGAAAAAGCACGACGCACTGCTTGCGCAGCAGGCCGTCTATGAGAAGATCTGCATGGCGTTCATTCCGAACTGGATGCCGCCGTCCAAAGCTGCAGAGAATGGGGGCCGCGTATGATCTACCTCGACCACGCCGCGACCTCTCCCCTTCTGGCAACCGCCCGTCAGGAATTCTACCGGGCCTCGCAATACAGCTGGGGCAACCCGAATTCCGTCCATTCCTTCGGGATCGCAGCCGCGCGGGAGCTGGAAAGGGCGCAGAGAATCGTCGCCTATTGCCTTTCGTGCGAGCCGGAACAGGTGATCTTCACATCCTCCGCCACGGAAAGCTGCCGTCTCGCCATGAACGCCATGATGTACGAATGCGGCGGCACTGCGATTTCCAACTTTGAGCACAAAGCCGTCACCTACGCATGGCTGGAAAGCGTCAAATGTTACAAAGCAAGCAGCCGCGTCTCCGGCTTTGCACACATCCATACCGGCAACGAAACGGGCGAAATTTATGACCTCACAAAAGCCTTCGAGCCGTACACCGTCTGTTTTTCGGACTGCACGGCGGCCATGGGAAAAGCACCCATAGACTTCCGGCATGGAAAATGGTCGTATATCGCAGGCGGCGGGCATAAATTCGGCGCACCAATCGGAATCGGCGTCCTGATCGCCAAAAAACCGGAGCTGATCCGCAAGCTTTTCCACCTGGCGACGCCCGCCGTTCCTCTGGCCGCAGCCATCGCGCAGGCACTTTTCTTCCGCACGGAGCACATCGCAGAATTTGCGGATACCGCCGGATACTTGCATGACCGCCTGATCGATGGTATTATGGAGGAAATTCCGGACGCGCAGCTGAACGGCACGAAATATCGCGGAAACGAAAAAACGCAGTCACCCTATATCACGAGCATTTCCTTCCCAAACATCGAAAATCATGCGCTTGTTCTGCGGATGTCCGCCGATGGCCTGATGGCGTCCTCCGGAGCCGCCTGCTCCAGCGGAGAAAACGAGCCGTCGCCGGCGCTTCTGGAATCCGGCTATTCCGCCGCCCGCGCAAGGAGCGCCGTCCGCTTTTCTCTGGACTATAAGCTCGACCCCTGCGCTTACGAATTTTCGCACGATTTGGGCATTGACCTCCGCCGGGACGAAGCCATCATCGACCGCGCCGTCAAAATCGTCGCGCAGAACGTCCGGGAACTGAAAAAATTATCTCCCGCGCGGGACAAAGCGTAAAATCCCTGTAGAATCCAAACCAAGCCCAACCGGGCAAAAAATAAAAGGAGAACAGATATGGATATTCAGGATATGGCCGCCGCAATGGCGCAGAAAAATGAAAACTTCCACGGAACAGTGCAGAACGAGGAAAAGGCGCAGATCTTCCACACCGTCCACGAGCACGCCGCCGCCGTCGCAAAAGCGCTCCGAACGCCGATGCACACCGAGGGCTTGGAGCTGCATGAGCAGTGCGCGTCCGTCTCCGTCGATTTTCCGCTTCCAACGGGAATTCTGAACGAGAACATCCGCCGCAGGATCTCGGAAATGACCAAACTCTGCGACATGGTGACGTATGCGGACGTGAACTGCCGTCTGCGCATGACCTTCACCGTCGCAAACGTCTGGAAGGAGGAATGAATATTTGGAAAAGCCAAAGCTCCGCACGAACGTCGTAAACCGCCGATTCACATTTCAGGTAGATTATCGTGACCGGGAATCCGAGATCATCACCATTGAAGCGGAGAGCGTTGACGCAGCCTCTCTAAAGCTTCCTCCCGACAGATTCTACACCTGTCTGCTTTCAAACGAACCCGTGGAGGCCGCAGAAAATGAATAACGATCAGGAAATGAAGCAATTCGCAGACCGTTTGTGGGAATATTTCCTTCCGAAGGTCGAAGCGCTGACGCGCGCGAACGTCTGGTATTTCCGCGCACAGGTGACAAAGTCCGCAGAAAACGGGCGTATCACCGTCCAACGCCCCTTCGATAAAGAAATCGCCCTTCCCTATGTGACCAGCATGGCAGCCGCATCCATAGGCTCACAGGTCACGGTTTTCGTCCTCGGCAGTAGCCTCACGAACGCTGTCATCATCGGCGACGGCACACTTTCCAATCTATAAGAAAAAACCGGAGGACTTCCGTCCTCCGGCTCTTTTTATCCCTACGCCCTTTTCACATACTGCTTGGAAACGTAGCCTTCCTTGCCGCCTGCCGTCCGTACATAATACCAGTTTTCCGTCTGATATCCGTACCATGTGACGACCTCGCCGAATTTCAGCACCGTTTTGACCGCCGTTGAGGTCCCGGCTCCGGCCCGAAGATTCAGCGCGCTTGCCGTGACCTTCATCCGGACGCCCTTCGCAGCGGACTTGTCCGTCTCCGCCCAGCTCTCGGTTTTCGCAGGCTTCGAGGGCTTGACCGGCGCTGCGGACCTGCTGAGATAGTTCCCGTTTCCGCCCTTGAGCCAAATTCCGACGAAGCCGCGAAGCTTGTTGGCTCTGGCCCATGCCTTGGAGGGAATGGCGTATCCGCTGGAGCTTCCGCCGTCGAGATTGATGGCAAAATCGTAGCCCTCGGAAACGAACTTGTTCGCAACGACCTCCAGATTCACAGGATTCTGCGTCACGAGGATTCCGAGCACATCGCCCTTGAGACCCATCGCCGTGCGATAGCGGTTTCCCTCAAGCCCCTTGGGAACCGTGAAGGACTTTTCACCTCCGAGAACGAGCGCGGGGTAGCCTCCGACCGCATCGGGCGAGGAAACGGCGTTGTAGCCCTCCTGAATGGGCGTCCGGTAATTTGAGAAGCCGATAAACGGCTGCCACCCGCGATATTCCAGCTCTCCATGATGCACCACGCCGGAGGCCGGCGTATAATTGGAATAATTGAAAAGCTCCGCGTTTATAACGATGTCCGGCGCACGACCGTTCCACTTTGCGCGGACGGCCGCGCTCGTGAGATATTCGCCTCTGGCGCCATCCATCCGGATGTGCTCCATCCGTTCGATGCAGGAAAACGGGACTTCGGCAAAAATGCCGCCCTGGAAGGAGCCGTACCGAACGCTTTTCAGCGCCGAATGCTCCGGAATCCCGGAGATTTTTGCAGCCACATCCCATTTGGGCCGTCCGATCCCGCCAATGGCCGCAGAATTCCGGTAGTACCACTTCTTGAAAACACCGCCTCCGTTCGGGATCACGGTATTTTCTCCGGAACCCGTGTTTCCTTCGATGGTGTAAATTTTCGCGCTATCCACCTTGTACACAAGTCCCGTGTGCGTCATGTTTCCGGGAGAACCGAAGAAGATCTGATCTCCCTCCTGGACCTTGGAAACCGGAACGCTCTGACCCGCATTCCGGAAATAATTGTAGGACATCGTGCATCCGGCTCCGTAGAGTCCCTTCGGCTGGCACGTCATCTCCATTCCGGCAGAAAAACCGAACGCCGTGATAAAGCACCAGTCCACGAACATATCGCACCATGCGTAGCCCTGCTTGGAGGCATTGTAGGTCCCCCATTTTGCATGATCCCGCGCATATTTCGTGTAATTGTTCCGTCCGGCGTTGGCCGTTTTGTCATCAAGCTGGGCATTCGTAGCTTTTTCGAGATAACCGACCTCGTTTTCGGCCACGGAAAGCAGCTTTTTGACCGCCTCGGAGACCGTCATCCTTCCCCACCTCCGTAAAGCTCATGGTGGAGCGTCAGCACCGCAGACTCGATCATTTTGTCCACGGTCGCATCGTCAAAGCGAATGCCCTTTGAGGCCAGATATTGCAGAACATATGCCTTTTTCTCCTGACCCTGATCGGATTTGTAGAGCTGCTCTGCCGCCCGAACGGCGATTTCCACCACCGACTGCCACTTTTTCAGCTTTTCCGAACCGATCTTCTCCTTCAGCCACGGAACGAGAAACGCCGAGACCAGCGCCGAAACCAGCGCAAGGAACGTTGTAATGATTTTCGTGTAATCCATGATATTTCTCCCTTCAATCCTTCAAAACCGTTTCGAGAATTCTGCTCGTGCTTTCAATTCCGTACCGGTCTGCCAGCTTTTCCACGAATTTCAGTGCGTACTTGCTCCGGTTTTCATTTTTGGCTTTCCAGAAATAAAAGCCGGTCGCAGCACCGCACTCCGCAATCCACGCGCAGAGCACCGCCGCAGCGGAGCTTTTGTCCGACTCCGCCAGAAAAACGAAGATCAGCACCGCCAGCACGAAATACGAAAAAACGAGAATTTTCTTGCTCCATTCCATTCTCATGACACCACTTCCCATTCATCCACTTCCCTCTTGATCTTGTCGATGAAGGAATTTCCGTGGAGCGCCTTGTATGCATTGTACTCATACTGGAAATTTTCCGACTCATACTGCCGAATTTCCTGTTTGTCCTTGTTTTTGTAGTAGGTGTGCAGCATATCGGCGCGAAGCTGACATTTCATGCCGTCCTTGATGGCTTTTGAACCAAGCACACGTTCCCGCAGAGGCCGGACGATCGTGACCAGCAAAACACAGATGGTCGTAATTCCTCCACAGACCGATACCACGTCCTTGAATGTCTCCATTCCATTTCTCCTATCGTCATTTTTTATAAAGCCTCCGGATTCCCTCAACAGGGGGAGGAATCCAGTTTCTTCCGAAAAAGTGCGCGCACGCGCGAATTCCAAAGACCGTATCTCTCCAAAACCGCCCGTTACTGCGCATCTTTTTTCTCCTTTCTGTCCGCAGGAATTTTCCGAACCTCTGTGATCTCCGGATTGCCTTTCCGGAACTGCCGTCCCTCGCAGTAGAAGAATTTTCCGTCCTCGGAAAGCACCGGGATTTTTTCACCGCTCGCAAAAACCAGAACCTTTCCGTATTTCCTTGCGCTCAAAGCCGTACCTCCCTTCTGCCTATGCCGGCCAGTTTGTGACGGTCGCAATGGGAAAATCATTGACCGATACCGCCGAGATCGTCATGCTTCCGTTTCCGGTCAGAGGCCGGGAATAGCCCTGAATGAGATGGCGCTCCACAGGCGCGCCCGGCTTGTCCGTCCGGCAGATCGAAACAAGGTTATTTTCAAAAATGTGCATGATCTGTGAGCACGAGATGGATACTGCCTTCTGCAAAACCGCCGACCGCTTGAGCTTCCATACCGCCAGATCCTCGCACTGCTTCTTCGTGTAATACCCGGAGGCCGATTCCCGGAGCGTTTTCCGCCCGATTGCAAAAACGTTCGTGTCCGACGCCGGGTCAAGATTCTGCGCACGACCGGCCGCCTGCGGGTTTCCGTCCTCCTGTTCTCCCAGAATAATGTAATCGTTGTAGACCTCGTTGTTTTTGACCGTGTACGTCGCGCCAAGCAGCGAAGCTTCATCCGTCGAAAACTGCCACAAAACGGGCTTGTTCACGTCCAGAATATCGTCCTGCGAAGGCTCGACACGCAGCGCACCGTTCGGGTCGTACCCGACGAGAGCGCCGAGCATTTCCGAAAGCCCCAGAACCACGTCCGCATAGCTCCCATCGTCGGAATCCACGCGGAACGTGTACGGCGTGCTCGTCAGCGCGACTGTTCCGCCTCCGGGAAGCACCTGCGTTTTTCCGTTGTAATACTCCGTAAAAACCGGAGCCACCGGATCGACCTTGTATCCATTTCCACGGTCAAGCGCCAGAATCGCAGAAATCGGATTGAAAACGTAAGTCCCGATGGGGACCTCATACGTCGCCTCCAGCTTTCCGAAAAGCGTCCCGTCCAGATACGCCCATTTGTCCACCAAGGGAAATTCCATCGTCCTCTGGCCGGGCTGCAAGGTCTCCACCGGCTCGGAAACGTAGAAAACGCCCTGCTGGATGTAAAAATCGGAGCCGTCCGAAAGTACCAGACCCTCGTCAATGGCGATCTGCTGGCCAAACCAGATGTTGTTGACGTTGTAGTCATATTCTTCGTCCAGATTCGACAGCAGAACGTTCGCCGTCCGCCTCTGACCGTTCTGGAGATTTCCGGAGATGGTCCCCTCCGCCAGAAAAGCGCCGCTTCTCCGATTCAGCGGATTGTTGTCCAGCGCGAAGGCCGTGGAGCCGTCCGGCTGCAAAAAGCGCAGCCGGCACAGCTTCGTAAACGGCGTTCGGAGCTGCCGCAGATAATCGTTCATTTTTTCCGCGTAGGTCGTAAAAGCCATTTTTCAGCCTCCATCAATACGGCCATGCATCGTCCTGCTGTGTCAGCACGATCTGCACATTTTCCGCACCTCCGACCTCCGCCCACGGAATGCTGACGGTCTGGGCCTGACAAACGGCGTCGTCCATTGTCTCCATCGTGACCGGCCCGGAAATGCGGATCTTCATGAGTTCTCCCTTGCGATTTTTCAGGAACAGCGTCCTCTGCGTCACAGAAAGCCCGTAGACGGCCTTTTTCAGCTCCGGGGTGTCGGAATACGTTCCTTCCGTGATCGTCCCGATGAGGCTTTGCAGCGCACCGCTCCGGTAATTCTGCGGAGCCGCCTGAATCGTTGGATACGGCGTAAAGTTCAGCATGACCTGCGGTGCATTGTTGTTCGAGACCGCGCCGGAAACCAGATTCTTGCCGAACCGGAAAATTTCCTGCGCGTGATAAATTCCCTTCGCATCCTGTGTGCAGGAGAGAATGGTCCAATCCCAGAAGCACGGCGTGATTTCGTTTGAAATGAGCGCCGAGGAGGAATATTTGTCTCCGCCGATGCCGTAGGCGTAGTAGGTGTAATTTTTTCCGGTCGCCGCACCGCAGTCAAACAGCACGTCTCCATAGGCCGAATCTGTGTCCAGCACATGCTCCAGAACGGCGCTTCCTTCGGTCTTGCGGTAAATCGCAAAGGAGAAAATTTTCGTTTCTCCGACGCCGCCGCCGTTTGCCGATCCGTCGAAGTCCGCAAAGAACCGCGATGCCAGATCGTTCGGGTGATAGCTCCCGTCCGTAAGGATCTTGTTGATGGTCTCCTCAGAAAGCTTCCCGTTCGAGACAAACAGATAGTCGCAGCTCTGCACGCCGTCCAGCTCCAGCGCCGTGATGTACTCCCACGGAATTGGCACGGAAACCGAATCCGCCGCACCACCGCTGCAGAAAAAAATGCTTGTCCCATCGCTCACGATGGAAAGGAAATTTCCGTCCGGGACCGGCTTTGTCTGCGTGATCGTGTCGTTCAGCTGGAATTTCAGCGTTCCCTCCGCACTTTCCGGTATCACGGCGCCGGTGTTTCCGTTGAACGGAAGCGACAAAAACTCGCCGTTTCCGTAGCATACCGCGTTAAAAACCGTTCCGCCGGGTCCGTCCACATAGGCCCACGAAATTCCGTCGCTCGAAAGCAGAACGCGCGGAGCGACGCACGTCGCCAGGAACCGCCCGTTTCCGAACGCCACGCGGTTGGCAGGAACGGAGAAGCTGTTCTTCGTCCATGTGACTGCGTCCGCCGAATAGGCAAACGCACTGTTCCCGACCGCAACGAACTTCCCGTTTCCATAGCAGATATCCCGAACCTCGAATCCGAGTTCCGTCTTTGTCCAGCTGAGACCGTCCGCCGACGAAATACAGTAGGCCCCGGAAACCGCAGCAAATTTTCCGCCTCCGTAGCACACGGAAAGTGCCAGCACGCCGGAGGGAGGCGTACCGCCCAGCGTCCACGTTTTTCCGTCCGTGGAAATGGCGCATTCGTAAAAACCGATGGCGAGGAATTTTCCGTTTCCGTAGCAAATGTCCTGCCATGCCGCCGTTTTCGGCAGATCGTAATATGCCCAGTTGACACCGTCCGCAGAAAGCGCAGATTTGATTCCGCTGCTTCCAGCCTCAATCGCCACAAATTTTCCGTCTCCAAAGCAGATTCTTTGCCAGTGGTACGATGCGTCCAGACCGGAATTCGTCCACGTTTTCCCATCTGCCGAATACGCGCCCGTGCTGTTCCGAAGAACGGCGACGTATTTTCCGTTTCCGTAGCAGACATCATCCCAGTATCCAGAAACCGGCATCGTCATCGTCTCATAGAGCGTGTTCGATTCCGCTGTGACCGTAAGCGTGCCGTCCGAAAGCCCGCCGCTTTCCGTCACAACGGCCATTTTCTGTGTGCTGTCGGCGACCGCCGAAAAGCCTTCTCCGCCATAGCATACCGCGCTCCAGTTTGCAGCCATCGGCATCGTGTCCGCCGTCCATACCGCGCCGTCCTGCGATTTTGCGCAGGCCGTCCCTCCGGAAGAAACGGCAAAAAACCGCCCGTTTCCGTATGCAGCCGCCGTCCAGTCCGCATCCTGCGGCATATTTCGGCTGTACCACGTCATGCCGTCCGAGGAATACGCGCAGATCTTTCCCGTCTGCACCGCCACAAAAATACCGTCTCCGCAGCATACCGCATTCCAGCATCCGAATTCCGGCAGTGTGCAGCGCGTCCACGAAAGGCCGTCCGAGGAAATCGCCGCATCCGCGCTGGAATTTGCGACCGCCACGAACATACCGGCCCCGTAGCAAATGGAATACCATGTACCGGGAAAACTGACCGCGCCGGAGCTTCCGGCGTTTACGAGCACGACGTTTCCCTCTCCATCGTCGCTTGCATAGACCGCTCCGCCGTCCGCTTCCATCGTGATCTCGCCGTTTCCGCCGTCGGTGCATATCCCGGAAAACTGCGTGATGTCGAGATTTCCGCTTCCGTCGTCCGTCACGCTCATGCCGGAGTTTCCGCCGGAGCCGCCCCAGTGGACGCCGTCCTCCGACCGCGCAAAATAATCATGCGCAGCGGCAACGAAATAGCCGCCTCCGTAGCAGACCGAATTCCAGTAGGCCGATACCGGCAGATCCGCCTTCGTCCATGTCTTTCCGTCCGCCGAATAGGCCGCAATGGCGCTGTCGCACGCAACGGCCACGAATTTGCCGCCGCCGTAGCAAACGGAAAACCAGCCCGCACCCTCTGCGGGCGATTCTGCCGCCGTCCACGTCTCCCCTTCATCGGTCGAATAGGCCATCTCTCCGGAGGCCGCGACCGCCACATACGTCCCGTTTCCGTAGGCAATGCCGTCCCAGCAGGCCGCCGCCGGCAGCGTCTGAATTTCCGCCGAGGTGCGCATTTTTCCGGAGACCTTCAAAAGCGTGCCGTTTGCGTTCGGCATCCCGCGCCATACGATGTCCAGCGGCGCGTCCAGCCGCATGTCCGCGCTGTTGACCTTGTTCCAGACCGCCTTCGCACCGGCAGGAAGATTCAAGAAGCTTCCGGACATTGTGGCGCTTCCGGTCAGCGCTGCCGGGATATCCCGCGTCGCAGGGAAATTGAGTTTGACGCCGCTCACGCCGTTCACCGGACACGCGCGGAGCGTCCCAAGGAACGGCTGCGTCTGATACGATACTGAAAACGCCACAAAACCCGTGGAGGCCTCGATCCCATTCTGCGTCTGTACCGTGCAGCGCACGGCGTACCGCTTCCCGGAAAAAAATCCGTCGTAGTCGAACCGGAGCTGGGCCGTTCCGTAAATTCTCCCGGTGTCGCGGAGAATTTCATACTCCGTCCCGTCCACAAGCGCAAGCTCCCATCGCACCCAGTTCAGATTGTCACCCTGCGTCTGCGTGTACTCCGCAGAAAACGAGGCGCTCTTGGCCGTGACCGGGGACGGGATCGTCCCCATCGTGACCACCGGCGCAGCCCTTGTGATGAAAACGCTTGCGCTCGACTGCGTGACGGAATCCGACACGCTCCACCACTGCGTAATGAGGATTTTGTATTCGTTTCCGTTTGTGATCTTGGCCGTCTGGAGCGCGGACGCGGAAATGGTATAGCTGAAAAACTGCACGTTTCCTGCGTAGTCCACGCCGTAGAACGGGCATCCCACGCTGATCTTGCCCGTCGAATAGACCTGATCGGAGGTCGAATTGTTCTTGCAGATGACGATCTGATAGCTCACCATCGCAGAATTTCCGTTGACCTGCCAGCTTACGGTGAGATCCTTCGAGGCGTCCACAACGCCGTTTCCAAGTCCTCCCGTCATGCTCGGATAAATATTGGTCGGCTGATAAAGCATCGCGTTTCCTCCCGCCTCACATATTTTTCTGAATGGCCAGTGTCGCCGCAGACCGCGCGAAATCCGCCACACTCATGCCTCGTGCGCGTCCCTCGGAGATCGTCACCCCTCCGAAACTGTAGAAATTGCATCCGTTCTGCTGTGTGCCGACGTGGTGATCGTCATACGTTGAGCCTGCGAAAACGTTGGAATTCCGCAGATCTCCGCAAAGCGCCGCGCGCATCCGGTCCATCCCGCGCTCAAACCGCGCGTCCGCCTGCGGGACCAGAAGCATATTCTGAATGGCCTTTGTGATGTCCGGCGGCAGCACCATTTCCGGCTCTGCCGTAGCCTTGATCCCGCCGATCCCTTCGAGAATTCCACCCCGGTCGTATACCGTGTAGACCTTTCCGTCCTTCTTTGTGATAGAGGTCGTTCCGTCGTAGTTTTTCAGCCACGACGTGCCGTCTCCGCCGGTCATTCTGGCTCCCGCCGCCTCGTAATTGAGGAAATCCAGACCCTTCTTGGAGCTGATGGTGTACCGGGAGCCGTCCTGCGCATAGGCGTAGACCGTCCCGCTGTATTTCAGCCCGCTTCCGGAGCCGCCGGAGCCTCCGGAGGAATCCCCACCCGGCGGCGCGTCATACTGTCCGCCGTAATTGTAGGTGGTCTGATTTTTGTCCACCAGCTGAGACTGATACGTTCCGTCCGGATTGACGCCGATAATTTCATAAGTGCCGCCGCCCGTGACCACGCGGTCGCCCACGGAAAGCCCGGAGGGCGCCTTTCCGTCCGCTCCGACCTTCACGATGCGGTTTGCCGTTTCGTTCACCGCGTCGGAGAGCTTCGACACGTCCACGCCGAACTGCCGGAAAATGTCCGCGTTTTCGAGAATGATCTTTTTCAGCTCCGGCGTCGCATTTTTCCAGATGTCCTGCAGGATCTCCCCGATTCCGCGCGTCTTGGCCTTGAGCGAATCTAGGAAATTGTTGTACTGCCGTTCCAACGCGTCATACTGCGCGTTGATGGCATCTTTCCGGGCCTCAATTTCCGCCACAGCCGCGTTGTACGCTAAATCGTCCTGAAAATCCTTGAGGTCCTTTTCTGCCTTTTCCAGAGAATCCTTCGCGGACTTGACGTTTCCCTCGTCCGCGACCCATTCCCACTGTCCCGTCGAAGCGTTCCACTGCCGGACCGTCCGCTCGTTCTGAGCGTTCGCAAGGTCCGCCTGTGCCTTCTGAACTGCGAGAATTTTTTCCTCCAGCGTCAGCTGGTCGTCCTTCGTCTCCTTCTGCCGTTTGAGCGCGTCGAGCTGCGCGTCCAGCGCGGCCAGCTCCGCATCCCTCGCATCCTGCTGGGAGCTGAGAGAATCCTGCATCGCATCCTTCAGCTCCGAAAGCAGGTCGTCCATGCTCTTCGTCTGCTCTTTGATCTTTTTCTGCCAGTCGTACCATTCCGAGGAAAGGCCGTTGATGTCTGCCTGACTGGCTCCGATGGAGCGCATGTAATCCGCCTGCGCGGAAAGCGCGTCCTGAATTTCGCGCATTTTGGCCTTCTGCGCGTCCTCACTGGCTCCCTGCTTTTCCAACAGCGTCAGCTCGGATTTCAGCAGCGTCACGCGCTCCTTGTGCGCTGTCAGCCTCGCATCCGAGGAGCTTCCTCCACCACCGGATCTGGAACCCTTGGAACCGGAGCTGCCGGACTTGTTCCACGAACTTTCGCTGTAATCAAAGGAGTCGTAAATCCCCTGAAGAAGCTTCTGTTCGCCCTCTTCATAGCTTCCGACCTGTCCGGTTTGAATCCATCCCTTGATGGTTCTGTCCGCGTCGGAGGATTTCATCCCGCTGATCGATGCAATGGAAGCCGCCGTTGCACCCGCCGCGCGTCCAAGCGCAATGACCTGCGAGATCTGCGCGGAAAGATCGAGTCCCGTTTCGTTGAGCTTGATAATTTCCAGAGCCAGGTCGTAAAGCGCTTTTCCGGAGTATCCGGCGTTTTCCGCAACATCGAGCAGTGAGGAAACAAATTTCGTGGCTGCCTCGTCCGCGCTGGACGAAGCGCCGATCTGCTGCTGTGTCGCGTCCACATCCTCGAGGATCGCACTCGCCACCGCCTTAAGCGATTCCTCTGTGATCCGCAGCTGTCCGTCCTCGTCGGTCAGCATCTCCACATATTTATCACTCAGCCCGATCAGGCTCTGCAGCGTAGAGGCGGAGATATTTCCATTGATGCGGTATTCACCGAGCGCCGCCGATACCGCCGCAAGGTCTGACTCCTGCTGCTTGAGCGCCTTGCCGTATTCCTGAATTTTCGAGACCTTTTCAGAAGTTTTCTGATTGTTCTCATCTGTGAGCTGATTGTTCTCCTCCAGCAGCTCATTTTCGCGCCCGTAGCTGTCCAGAGTCCCGTCGCGCACCGCCTGAAGCTTGTTTTCCAGCTCCGTCTGATTCGCAATGGCTGTGTTATAATCCTCGACTGCCGACTTGACGCCGTTTATGAGCTTTTCATTGCTGGAATACTGGTTTTCGCCGAAAATTTTCGTTGCGTCCTGTTTCCCAGCATCGATCATTTCCTTGCGGGCTTCCAGATTTTCCTGATAGTCCTTGATAACGGCTTCTGGACTGTCCAATTCCAGCGCACTCGCCATCTGTGAACCGTAGGTATCCTCCGCTGCGGCCACGAGCGCCTTTTCCGCCGCGATCGTCGCAGCCTTTGCGTCGTAAAGAGCCGCCTCAAGGGCAGATTCCGTAGAGGCCCGAATCGCCTCGTCCAGACTTCCGTATTTTGCCGTCAGCTCGTCTACGCTTTCCTTTTCATATCCGAGTTTTTTCAGCAGCCGGTCCGTCGCGTCCTCAAATTCCTCCTTCGAGCCAGTCCCGGACTCATAGGAGCTTTTCAGATCGGAATAGGTCTGGTAGAGAGACTGAATTTCCTCTGCTTCCCGAGCCGCAGCCTTTCCGGCTTCCAGCGCTTTTTTCCGTGCTTCCTCCTGCGCCTGCTTAATTTTGTTGTATGCTACGATTCCTATCGTTATTGCTGCAGTAATAGCGCCAATCGCAAGCTGTGTCGTATTCGCAACAAGACTGAATGCAGTGAAGTTTGTAGTAGCAAGCTTTATCATTGCGTTCAATCTGCCGATTCCTGCTACAGCACTCGACAAAAACGACAAGATGCTCGGCATTTTGAATGTTGCAATGATTCCACCGAGGATGAGAAGCGCATTCCCGAGGCTACCAACTCCCTCTATCAGCCATGTGACGCTGCTAATCAGACCTTTAATCCAGTCTTCATCAACGGTTTTTGCAACAAATTCAGTCCATGTAGATTGAAGCTTCTTTGTTTTTGCGTCCCAGCTTTGCAGATAGAACTCATTTTCTTCAAGCGCCGAACCAACTCCATCTGCGTAGTCCTGCATCATCTTCGATACAGAATCCCAGTCATTGAGAAGTGCGGAAAGAATGTTCGCGCGGTACTTGCCAGCCAAAGCTTCCGTAATAGCGCTCTTTGCAACGCTCCCGAGGTTTTCCCATTTTCCAGCAAGTTCGTCAAGGACATCGTATGTCTTGCGGAGTTCTCCGTTTTGCAGCGTAGAAATATCGGCGTATTCTTTCAGTGCCTTTGCCGCGTTTGCAATGCTTTCACCGTCAATGAGTTCTCCGTCCTCCGTCTCGCCTCGAATCTGGCGGACGTTCATAATGATGGTTCTCATTGCTCGCGCGACTTCGTTGCCAGAACGCTGTGTTGCTGCGACACCCGCACCAACCATCGCCGTATATGTCTGCGCGGATTCTCCGGCTTCTGCAAATGCCGATGCAGATACCGTAAGGCCTTCCGTCAGCGCTTTCATATCGACAGCATTTTTGTTTGTGACATTGTTCATGCCATCAATAATTTCTGCCAGTTCCTTTTCGTTGCCGCCGAGTTTCCATGCAGCGTCTGCCGCAATCAGGAACTTTGAAGCAGTATCCGCGTTCACGTCGCCTACGTTCTGCGTCAAAACTGCCAGTTCCGCAAGATCTTCAATCTGGTCTGTATAGCCGGCTCTTGCGAACGTGGTTTCAGCGGAAAGAATCTCCTGTGCTGTACGACCATAAGCAGATGCGAGGGCATACGCGCTATCAGAAAGCCTGTCCATCTGCTCTTTCGTATATCCGGTGACTTTCTGAATGCTGACCATTTCTGCATCAGCTTCCTTCATTGCCGCCAGCGCTTCCTTGAAGGAACGTGTGATCGCGCTGACAGCGCCGCTTATGTAGTACCACTGCGCGTTCTTGATAACATTTTTAAGAAGTGAATCGCCACTCTTTTCGGTATCTTTGAACGACTGAGACAGTTTTTTTACTTCCGTTTGTGTGACGGTTACGGCTTCTTTGTATTGTTCAGCCGCTTTCGCGCCAGAACCCGTAACAGAAACCTTGATTGGCGTGGAGTTGATTGCCTTTATGGTTGTGAGCATATTGTTCAAAGACTTTTCTGCTTCACTTACTCCGACCTGTTTTACAGTCAACGTGATAATCTCTGCCATAACCTCAACTCCTACTCAAAAATGAATGTAAGTCCTTCTGTGCTGATACCTTGCCGTTCCAGTCCACGCCGGAGTGCCGCTTCCGCGCGTCCTGCAAGCAAAAGTTCCTTTGCAAAGTCCATAAACGGGCGCGGCCCGGCTTTTCCCATGTGGTATGCCGCGTCCCCTTCTTCTACGATTGGGGTAAGTACGCTCGTATTACCGCCGCCCCAAAGATTTTGAAGGCCTGTAACGTTGTCTACTGTCAATGTGTCCCCCGACACATGGCAGATGATGTTGTCTGGATCTGTAAGACCGCCATTTTCTTTTCGCCTGCTGTGAAACTCAGGCGTGTATGCCGCGTACACGTTGCGTTCAGCCGCGTCTTTGACAGCAAGCTTCGCTTCTTCTGCAACTTCTGTTTCAAGCGCGTTTGTAATCGCGGCGTCTATGTTTTTCAGCCTCAAAATTGCATCAGAAATGTCTCCCATTTTCGTTCATTCCTCGCAAAAAAGTGTCCGTTATATATAGATTCTCTTTCTGTTTTGGTGTATAATATATGTAAGAAAGGTGGTGCGTTTTTATGGATAAATTCGATGCTTTTTCAATGGCTTTTCATACATCAAATAATCTTAGCTTTAATCATGCGCAGAGAATTGGAAACCAAATTGCCGCGTCCTCGCTGGCAGAAGATCAAGATGTTAAAACCGTCCAGGAATCAATTCAGATGAACGACGATCTTCGCGCAAAATTTCAAGACCTTGACGATGCAATTCGTTCCCTTCTGAGCATTGGAAGCACCGGTTCTTCTGAAAATGAGGAATAAACCATGCAGAGTGGAATTTACGGGATTCACAATCTGGTCAATGGCAAGTGGTATGTAGGGCAGGCATCTAACATACGGAAACGCTGGAACGCCCACAGAAGCCTGCTTTCTCGAAATGCAAGCAGCTCCGTTCAGTTGCAAAGAGCATGGAATAAATATGGTGCGGATTCTTTTGAGTGGATTGTTCTTGAAGAATGCGAAATCGCAGACCTTGACGAAAAAGAAATGCGCTGGATTTCCGAGAAAGATTCTTACAAAAACGGTTACAACAGAACCGTTGGAGGCGGAGGAATCCATGGTTTTCGAATGTCGGATGCTCAGAGCGAAAAGCTCAGAGCTGCAACCGTAGAATCGTGGAAAGACAGTTCCATCAGGGAAAAACGTATATCTGCTATGCGGTCTACAATGTCCACAAGCGAGTACAAGGAAAACCTTAAACGTTCAATGCAGAATAAATGGAGCGACAAAGAGTTCCGCGACTTAGCATTGAAAAAGATGCAGGACGGTTCGAATAATCCAGAGACTCGATTGAAAAGAAGCGAATCATCAAAAGCTGCCATGGCTCGTACAGAAACGAAGAACCGTCTTTCTATTGCATCGAAGCGCAAATGGGAAGATCCTCTTTTCCGTGAAAAGGTACTTGAATCCAGAAAGGCGGCTATGTCCACCGATGAGTACAAGAAGAAGTTGTCTGCTTCGTCAAGAAAAAACTGGGAAAACGCTGAGTACCGGGAAAAAGTATCTCAAAACACATCCACCGCGTTACGGAGAAATTCAGAAAAAGTAATTCAGGTTGAAACCGGAACAACGTATTCCTGCGTCACAGAAGCGTCCGAAATGACTGGAATATCCCACGCGCATATTTCTTCCGCGTGCGCAGCGAAAAGGAGAACCGCAGGCGGTTTTCATTGGATGTACGCCTCTGACTCGCAGAGCGATTGGGACGCAAGAAGAAAAGCCTACCTTGTAGAAAGTAGAATCAAAGCGTTCAGAAAAGTTATGTGTGTTGAAACTGGTGAAATATTTGAGCAGCCAAAGTTCGCTGCCGAGAAAATTGGCGTTCATCCGTCGAATATCGCGCATTGCTGTAATGGAAGACAGGAAATATCCGGTGGCTACCATTGGACTTATGCGGATTGATAGACCATTTCCCGGAAGGGATTTCTCCCCTCCGGGATTTTTCAAATGCCTTACGCCGTCACGGAAACGTCGCAGGTGTCCTTGAACGTGGACTCGCCTGCGGTGTAGCTCACCTCGACGGTGAAATCGCCTGCGGTCGCGCCTGCGCTAATGAGGCCGCCCGCCGCAACGGTCGTTCCGGTCGGAGCGCCGGTCGCGCTGTAGGTGAAAACGGCCGGGTCGCCCTTGACCAGCTCGCCGTTTTTCATCACGATGCGCGGCTGCATCTGGTAGGTGCCGGACTTCGCCACGGAAATGCTGCCGATAGAGGCAACAATGCCCTCCACATCGTCCGCAGAGCTGTCGCACGGCTGATAGATGTAGTAGCAGAGATCGGAACCGGCTCCGCTGCAATCGTCGCAGCCGTCGGAAATGACATCCGGGTCATACTGCACGGCCTGACCGGAAAGCGACGTGGTGTCGTTGTTGGTCTGATCGCCGGTCAGTCCGCCGTTTGCACCGAACTTCAGAGAAGGAACGATCACGAACAGCGTGCCGACGCGCGTACCCTCGTTCTGAGCCGAACCCGCGTCGTTGCAGAAAACGGCCAGCGTCGCAGTGAAGTGAACGACCATCGGGTCCATTGCCGTGGTCATGGTGGCGATCTGGGCGCCCGCCTTGTTCACGAAATAGAACACCTTGTACTTCTTGCCGCTTTCGGCCGTGAAACCGGAGATCGCGCCGGTGTCGGGATTGAGCGCATACGCAACACCGCCCGTTGCGACCTCGGAGGGCGCACCGACCTCCTGCACATAGCAGAAAATTTTCGAGAAGCCCTTCTGCGCGACCGGCGTACCCTCTGCCTTGTTGATGGAAAGCGAGGTTCCCGTTGCAGTCACGATCGTGCAGGTCATGACGGTCGCGTTGTAGCTGAGAACTGCGCCCTGCTGGGCTGCCTTTGCCCACATGGAGAAATCGGCGGCGTTGAATTCCACGGTGATACCGGCGTTCGACGGGATCAGGGCCGCAATAGCGTTTCCGAGGCCCGCGCGAATTTCGCCGTTATCTACGTTCGGGGTCACGTTGCCGGTCTGGAACTTGTTCGACCAGTACCGGATATTACCCGTGGCCTTGTCGGTACACATGGCCTCGCCGATTCCCTTCACATAAAGTCTTTTGTCAGTAAAACGAATCATTCTTTTCACTCCTTATCGTCTTTTTGAGATTTTTGTCATGTCGTCTTGTTTCCTGCGTTCTGGTATGCCCGCATACCGCCGCCTCCGGCGAAGCTTTCCAGCGAGATCACGCCGCCGCTCGACTCCCGAATACGGTCGAAAAGCGGGCTCGGATACGGATTTCCGTCCTTCCATTTGGCTCCCTGCGCTTCGGCAGCGCCGCAAAGCAGATATCCAAGCATTCTTTGCAGCGCCTCCCTTTGCCGCAGAAAGCGCAGGATTGGCCATTCGTCCATGTCCTCCTCGGGAACACCGGAAACGAGAGAAATACTTGCCTTGACGGACTCGAGAGAAAAATCCAGCTCCGGCGCGTTCAGCTCCGCAAGGTCGCGTTCTGCCTGCACAAGCTCCGGATTGGCATTTTCCGAAACCATTTCAATGCCGTTCTGGGCCGCGAGAATGGGCCGAATTCTCTGAAACTGTGCAGGAGTTACGCTTTTTTCTCCGTCCTCCGTCCGGAAAACGATCCTTTCGAGCCTTTTCGGGTCGTCCGCGTTCGGAACGATCTGCACAAGCTGCATCCTCTGCTCCATTTCCATTCCGTCTCCGAACCGGAGCGCCAGCAGGAGCGCAAGCACGCACTTGAAGATCATCCCTTCGCTTTTTTCGCCATGTTCCGCCGCGTCCAATTCCATCCGATAGAATGCCTGCAGGATCGGCTTGGAGATCAGTGTCACAGGGAGACACTGCTGCATAAAGTCGATCACCGGCCGCACGATCGAAAATTCCTCGAACTCGCGTACACGGATCGGATATAAGGTCAGTCCTTCGGCCTCCACAGGCTCATACCTCCGGATCTTTCTGACCATGCCTTGAGAAAGGTTGTTATAATGCATCGTTTCCCTTTCCTTCTGCCAAAACAAAAAGAGCCGCTGCATATGGAAAAACCATACGCATCAGCTCTATCCAGCCCTTTTGCGGCACTATCCTGCCGCAAGCAAATTATCAGATTGTGCCGCCGTCCGGCGTATCCTCGTGCGAATCGCACCATTCCAGACTCAGATGCGGCATTCTCAGCACATGCACGCCGTAGTCAAATCCGCCCTTGCTTCCGTTGTCCGGATGCGCGTAGCGGTTAAAATCGAAAACGCCCACACCCGTCATGTTCACACCATGCAGCGCCTCAATGATGCACTGCTCGATGTCGTAGCTTCTCGCGTAAGCGTCCGTCCTCGTCGTGTTTTCCAGATTGACGTTTACGAGAATTTCAAACTGCAATCCCAGGACCGTGTGAAGGCTGTCCTTCGCAATGGTCCTTCCAAGATACAGTTTCAAAATAACGCCCGCCTCCGTACCGCTCTGGCCCCACACTCTTTGTGGAAAAACGCGGTAGCCCTTCGGATGTCTTGCTTTTTCCTCTGCCGTGTTGAGCACGGGATGCTCTCCGTCAAAAAGCAGAGAAAGCTTTTCTTCCGGCGTCGGCAGCGGATTTTCAAGCGGCCTTGCGCCGTCGTACCAGAGATATTTCGCCAGCCGCACCCTCGCCCGTTCGTTGTCGTCCTTCGGGAGATATCCCGGCAGCGGCAGATCGAGCAGATACCGAAGCACCTTCATTGGGATCTCTTCGGTCCCGCGCAGCCGGTTGTATCCCGGAAAAACGCGGATGTAAGGATACGTCGGGGAATCGACCGATACCGTCATTTTTTCAGCACCGCCTTCTCGCGTTCTTTCTTATAGGCTTCCATTTCCTTCTGCACGTTTTCCAGCTCCTTCTGCAAGCCCTGCATGACCTCCGGCGTCGTCTGGAGCTGCATTGCCATGAGAATGCGGCTGACCGGCTCGTTCATGACCATGAGCTTTCCGGAAATTTCCGCGTTCAGCATTTTTTCGGTCGTCCGCCAATCCGCCAGAATGTCGAATGCGCGGTCGCGCACCTCGCCATATTCGGATTTCAGCCGCTCGAGCTGGTTAAAAATGTGGCTTCCGGCATAAAGGTCATACGCCTCTTGCGTCATGAGCCACGGGCAGACCTCGCGCTTTATGGGCTTTCCGGACGCATCCTCGGAGGCTTCCGTTTCCGTCTCAAAATCCATCCCAAGATACATCTTCACAAATCCGCCCATGAGCATCCGGAGTTTCAGCTCCGTGTTTTCCTTGTACATCGGCGGCATCGGCAGGCTGTCCGGCCCGCCAGAAAGCTTCAGATTCAGCCGGTCGAAGCAGAAATTCGCCGCCTCATTCGCATAGTGCGTCTTGAGCGCCACCGGCACATAATCTTTCGCCCTCAAAAGCTGTTCCGCCGTGATCGTGATTTTTTCCATGCTTTTCAAACTCCTCTCAGATCTTCCATGGTTTTTGTCCGCACCGCACAGTCTGCCGAAGCGCACCGGCGCGCCCATGCGGTGCTTTCCCTACGATTTTTCTCTGCGGGCATTTTTCAGGATCTCGCATTCACACGCGCCGTCCGAAACCTCCCACATTTTTGTCCTCTTGCACAGGTACTGATGTGCGCACCAGTCCCGCCGATTATCCTTTCCGCTCAGAAGATTGCAGTGCAGGCTTGCATCCGCATTCTTCCGGAACGCATGCTGGCATTTTCCCATACGCCATCAACCCTTCTTCCGCCTCAATCTCGCACTCCGGACAGACCATCCGTCCCTCTGGCACGGCCCGCCCGCAGCATACGCATGTATCCATCATTTTTGCCTCAATTTGCAGTCAGTGTAACGGTAAGGTTCGCGCCTGTACCCTTTACGGCAAATGCAATACCATACTGCATCTCCGGCACTTTCCCGGCCTCCCACGAAAGCGTAAATCCCTTTGCGTCGGAATCCACCGCCATCTTGGAATTGAGGCTGAAATTGTCCGTATTGTAAATGTACACGCCGCTTGAGAACACGCCAGCCGCTGTATACCAGCACATTGCGCTGTCACTGTAAGGACTTGCCGTCGAGCCGCCCGTTACCTGATCTGCGCCGCTCAGCCGGATCGTCAGACCATTTGGATAAAGCTTGTTGCTGATCTGTATCTTGCTGGTGTGGCCAATGGTCACATATCCCGCTGCCGATTTCTCCGTTCCGGAGCTTGTTGACAGGCGCGTATTATCTGCGTATCCATAGGTCGCCAGCACGTCCACCGTCTGTGCTTTTACCGTCAAATGGTACGTCGCAGTAAACCCGCCGTCCTCTGTAGTCGCGGTAATATCCGCTGTTCCTGCGGAGAGCGCTGTCACGACGCCATTCACGACGCTTGCCACTGTCGGTGCAGAACTTGTCCATTCCACTGTCTTGTTGCTTGCGTTGGCCGGAGCCACTGTGGCAGTGAGCGTCACCGTGCCGCCCTTTGTCAGCTCTCCGGAGGTCGCATTGAGCGTCACACCTGTTACTGCTACCGACGCAACGCCGGTGAATACCTCACGGTCGTACCCTGCACCGAAACAGTAGCTGTAGATTTTCTGCGAGGCTGGATTGAGCACGTTTACTACGAATGCCGTATCGTCTGCCGTTCCCGCCGTCTTGTTGTACGTCGTTTCTTCTCCGAATTCGATCCCGTAATACTCGCCCTTGCCGTTTTGGCCGTATTCGTTGTTCCGGCTGAAACACATATTGGGGATCGCCACGCGCCATGCGTTGAATTCTGTCGGTGTGTTGCCGGAAATGCTGTTCAGCTTCGCGGTCTTAAAGCAATGTACATGTCCGTGGAATGCGCAAAGAAACTGTGCACTGTTGGAGTTCGCGAAATTCACACTCTCTCCGCCAACTACAATACTTCCTCCCTCGACATACGCCTTGACGATGTTGGCGCATACGCTCACGACGCTCCAATCCAACGGATGGTGCGAAAGCGTCAGCACCCGCCACCCGGATTTTGCTCCGACCGCCTTCAGCGTTTTCGCGAACCATGCTGCCTGCGCATCCGATACATAGCCCGTAGACGCTTTGTCCGCCGTCAGGCTTTCCGAGGTGTTCAGACAGATCACGCGCAGCTTTTTGCTCTCGAAGTCTCTGTAACAGTATCCTGCGACAGTCGAGCCATAAGTGGCTCCCTCGCAATATTTCCCGATAAGCTGGAAAAGCTCCGAATCCGGTATTGTTGTCCCGTTCTGCGTAACGGCATACGCTCCCGCGTCGTGATTGCCCACCGTCCGAAACTGCGGTATCCCCTGAAACGCTTCGTCAATGTCCGCGCTGATCTCCGCAATATGCTGCTTTGTCTCCGCGATCGTCGTTGTGCTGGCTCCCCAAGTGTAGTCACCGAGATAGCAACAGAAATCGATTCCCGGCAGAATATAGGCCAGCGCCTTCATTGCCTGCGCCGCGTTCAGGTTCCCGGCCACGATATCCGCGCTGCTGTCCTGCTGATGCGCGTCCGATGCCGCAATAAACACAATGCTATCCGACTTTAATACAGCCTTGACTTTCTCCGCCACGGCCAACGCCTCAGTCTTGACGTAATCCGGAATATCTGCGTGCTGAATTTTTTCGCTTCCGGAGATCGCATCCACCGCGTTTCCAAATCCCTTTTCCGAATCCCAGACAATTTTGGCTGTCTCTCCTGTTTTCGCGCGAATCCGGTCTGCCGTGTGGGTCAGCGCCGCACCGTTTGTCAAATATTCACTCAAAATGAAGCACCTCCCGCGCTGAGCAGTTCGGCAGCCGCCCATGCCCCATTTACGACGCGAAGGATTTTCCCGTTATCAGCGGCTGTAACAGCTGGCACATCTTTTGGGATTTCCACGGTTTCCGCCGCGCTTCCATCGTAGCTCGTCGTCTTGTCGCCGATCTTGATGTCGAGCGCATTCGGGTTCTTGAGTGCTGTCGGGATGTCACCCTTGACCGCAACATCATCCGTTTTCGCCGTCAGATTTCCAGCGCCATCGATCATAACGGTCAAGTAAAAGGCATCCCCGCCAGTCGAGCCAATACCGCCGAACACACATACCATGCTGGAAACCACGAGTGCCGGAAGCGTCGCAGGCAGTCCCCCAAAATCAGAGAACGTAGCCTTGCAGATAGGCGCAAATCCCGCCGTCTGCGCATCCACGATCTGTGCAGCCGTCTGCGTCGTCGCTGGGGACGCCACGCTGCCAGTCACATCGAAATACCAGTTTGTTTTCGTCTCGCCAGTCGCGCCATTCACGCTTTTAACCGGCACATCATTCGCCCCAATAGGCTTGTACCCAAGGGCATTTTCAATGTCGGTCTCTGTTACCGTTCCGCCGCCTCCGCCCTCCGGAACCTCATAGGTATCCGGAAGCCCCGGAAATTTGATCGATTTGAGGTCTTTTGTCGCCATCTTCGTTCTCCTTCCTTATGCTGTTTCCGTTGGAGTGCCGATCTTCTTCCCATCCACCAGCACATTCCCGTTATCGTCCACCTTAAGTTTGTGCAATCCGTTCGGAGATGCACGCAGCAGATGCGGAGCCACCGTATACGGTGCAAGATAGCTGTCTCCCTGCATGATCGAAATTCCCATCCTCAGATTCCCTCCAATCCGATCCTCGCCTCCGCGAAAATTTCACCGTTTGCCGCCGTGATCTTAAGTGCCTGTGCGCTGGCCTGCCAGCAGGTAACGGAAATTTTGTTTCCGTCGATCTTCGCCGTATAGGCCGATTCCTCCGCGCCGGAGCATGTGAACGTGATTGCTTCGTCCGTCTCTGCCCCGTTTTCAAATACCGCCGCTTCCAGCGTCAGCGTCTCATACGCCCGTAGAGAATCCGGAACGTTCCCAAGGAACGCAATTTCCTTTTCTCCGTCCGCCGGAACGACCGTGATCTCCATTGTCTGAAAAACCTCTCTGTTCTGTACCAGTCTGCACCGCAGCATGCAGCTTCCTTCCTTAACGGCAGATACAAGCCCGTCCGGGCTGACCTCCGCCACACCTTCATCCGAGCTTTCCCATTCGTAGAAGATCGGATGCTCCATGGAGTTTTCGACCGTCTCCCCCATCCGGAGGCTTTCCGCCGCAAAGCTCTGCGTCCGGCCCGTCTTGATAACGGGGTTTCCCTTGATGCGAATTTCCCATGAAAACGTCTTTCCGCCGGCAACGTGCCGCTTCATGTCGTCGATCTCCGGATTTACAGGCTCATACCGCGCCGTAAATTCCATCAGCCGCACCGAATCATAGTCTCCTGTGAATTCCTGCGACCAGTCACCGAAGCCCGTGATCCGATACGCGCCGGAACCGAGAATGATCCGGCTGTTCGTGTTGAGCTGCCGCGTTTCCGCGTTGCACTGGCACACGATGTTCACATAGCCCTTCGTAATCAGCGCATATTCCTGCATATCGCTTTCGTTCGCGGTCAGAATGGCTTTTTCCGCGCAGATCGGCTCCGAAAGCAGATTTCCGTACCAATCCAGATGATTCCAGACCGTCCGGCATCTCTGGATAATTCCTCCGCCAATGTCGTTTGAAATGTTCGTGGGATTCACAACGAGCCATGTGCTTCCCATCGTCTCAATCTTCGACCCCTCCGGCACATATTCAATGCGCTTGTCCGCAAAAAGCACGATTTTGTAATCGTCCTGCTTTCGGAGCGTCGAAGCGGAATCCGGCGCAATGTCCGCTATGCGAATCCGCGTTTCCGTCCAGTTCTCGCGGTCGTTCGGATCAAGTCCCTGCACACGCGCTTTCACGAAATTGGACGCATACTTGGAAATTTTCTCCGTAAACCGCGCAGAAGGGTTTGAAAGGTACTGCTTCTCCCGGCTTTTGTACTGCACCGGCGTGTTTTTCACGGAGCCGGAAATTCTGCCGCCCGCGCAAAGCCCGCTTGCAATGTTTTTTTCAATGGACACTCTCCCGGCCCCCTTTTCTGTTAAGTCCCGTAAATGCAGACGCTGTAGTCCGCATACAGGAAAATATTCGGTACGGCTACCTGCACCCGGATATTTCCGCTCACAAGCGAAACGCCGACGGCCGTCGGAAGAAGCGCAGAAATTCCATTGCCCGTGGTTTTGACCATCGCGCCGTTTGTTGCGTTCGCATCCTTGAAATATGCCGCCGAATAGATCTGCCCGTCCGACAGCCGCGCATAGCTGATCGACGCGCATACATACACGGCGAGAATGTCCGAGATTCCGGCCGTGTTGGAAATGTCCAGATAATTCTTTGCATCTCCGGCTACCGTCGCGGTGATCTTCTTGACCGTCTGGCCGCTCGGAGGATTGATAAGCACCTGACTCAGGCCCGTATAGCCGCTGTCCGGCGTCACCGTCTGCTGCACCGTTCCGGCCGTGACCGTCTTGCTCTGCAATTTGACGCCGCCGACAACGACCTGAGAAAGCCCGTTATAGCCCGCGTCCGGCTTGACGGTCTGCTGGCTTGCGGACGGGATCACGATTTTTCCCTGAAGCTTGATCGCGCCGACCGTCACCTTGCTCAGTCCCGTAAAGCCGCTGTCCGGTGTAAAGATCTGCTGGCTCGTGGACGGCGTAACGGATTTTTCCTGAAGCTTCACCTGCGCCACGGAAACCTGATCGAGTCCCGTATAGCCCGCGTCCGGCTTTACAACGACCGGCGCGGTCGTGGACGCGCTCACGCTCTTGCTCTGCATTTTCACAACGCCGCCTCTGCGGCTGAATTCGCAAGCCATATTCTGTCCTCCCTGAAAATTCAGAGCATTGTGAATACCCGCCGCAGCGGATTGACTCTCTGCATATATGCGCAGCTCTGCTCATATGCCCGCAGCTCCGAATAAAAGAGCTGCAAATTCTCCTTGAACCGAGCCGTGGATTCCTTCATCGTCGTGTTTTCGTTCGGTGGATTGAAATTCTTGTCGTGGATTTTCGGCTGGATGTTCAGCCATTCGCGGTTGAACCGGTTGTCCCACACGACCGATACCGCCAGCCCCAGAAGCCGTTTCTGCCGCATCGTCAGCTCATGGGAAAACCGACCGTCCGTGTAAAAATCCAGCCTGTATTCGGTCCCGGCATTGTCCTGCCTTGGGAACGTCACGTTTCCCGTCTCCTTGTCGTATGTAAAATCCGTATACGGGAAAAATACCGCCTCGTCCATACCGGCGCTTCCAACCATCACGCAGGAGCACAGCTCGTACCCGATTTTTCCTGTCGCAACGACCGTTTCCTGCGTCGTGCTGGTCTGGTCGCTGACCCATTCCGCGTCATCGTACTGTGCTTTTTCAAGGCCCTCCGCCAGATAAAGCGCAAGCTCCGGCGGCTGCGTGAGCATTGGGATAGCCATTTCCATCCATGCGCTCATACGCCGGAAAAAAAGCGCCGAATCCTGCTGAAGATCCTCCGTCATCCGGTCGTCCGAGATCAGGACCATTGCGTGCTTTGTAATGATCTCGCTCCAGCTCGTACCCATCAGTCCCAATCCTCCTTTTCGTAGGAATCCACGTTCCGGATCTTCTGCATATCTTCCCGGATACAGTCTGCGGCGGTCTCATCCTCGATCAGAGCCAGAAGAGATTCAATGATGCCGCAAAGTGCCTCGATTTTTTCCTGGCTGTCCATGAAACCGCCGCCTTTCCTCTATTTAAGCCGTGACCGTAACGGTGCATTCCGCCGTTCCGGCCAGATGATTTTTATCTTCTTCCTGCTGGATCTCCAAAACGCACTCCCCAGCTGCGATTGCCGTTACTGTGATCTTATGGCTTTCGTCTCCAACCGAAAGCTCTACCACGTCCGGCGTCAGTGCTTCGATGTCGATCTTTCCGTCGGAATTCGTGCTGATCGTGATCGTGTCGCTTCCGCTGACGGACATTTCGATGGCCTCCGGCGATACGCTGAGACCGGCCGCTGCTTTCGCAATGGTCCACGGTGCAATGATCGTCCCCGCATAATTTCCGATTCCGTCGATGCGCAGAGAATAATTTCCTGCGTCTGTTCCCTTGTCACCGCTGACCGTGTAATCCGTGTTTTCCGTCAGTTTGACGCCGCCGAGCGTCACGCTCGTCACGGCCTTTTCCTGCTCGTTTCCGGTGTAGGTCAGCGCTGCGCCCAATACGACCGCCGCGCTTTCAATGCTTGTCCGCACCGTGAGCGCATTTTCAAGGTTATAGAAGAAACCGGTCGTCACGCCGTTTGCCGTCAGAAAATATCCGCCGATGCAAAGCTCATATTTGCCGCCGGCCGCCGCCGGGACCTCAAAGCCACCGCGCGTCAGCTTCGCGCCGGAGACCGACGTGATCTGCGCCACGGCATGTGTCTTGTTTTGCATCGCCCAGCGTATATGCACGTTTGTCAGCGTCGCCGCCGCGCTGAAAACCACATATTCCACGGGTCCCCGATACCGCACGGCATAGCCGGAGCCGCCATTACTGAGCGTGATATTTCCGCTTCCATCGTCGGTCGCGCTCATACCGGCAGACTTCGCCGTGAGCTGTGTCTCCCGGTTGAGCTTCGCGGTAAATTCCGCCGCCGACTGCATCTCGATCTCCAGAATTTCCGCCTCAGAGCCGCGCCAGTCGAGCGCCGGGAAGGCGTTTTTGATAGCCTCCCGCAGCTCCGGCAGGATGTTGATGTTGGCCGCGTATGCGGACGCAGGCACAAAGGAAAATTCGCTGTATACAGGACTGCTCATATTCAATACCTCATTCCCGCGCCCACATGCGGCGCTTTTCTCAGAGCGCTTCGCGCTCGTTCATTCTCTCGATGATATGGACAAAATCGCCTCTCGGCTTTTCTGCCGTCTTGCTCATTTCGTTGAGCTGCACGACGATCTCCCGCGTCACATGCGTATCACCGTTTTCATACGCTTCCATGTATCCCTGTGCGACCATTTTCTTGTGGCCGTCGCAGAGTTTCGGATAGATCTCCAGCATTTCTTCGCCGAATTCCACGATTCTCGTAAAGACCTTACGGTCGAGGATCTCGCCCTCCCGGTAATTGACGCCCAGCGCCTCGCGTTCGTCCTCACTGAGTCCGGACACCACGATCAGCCAGCGCCTTGCCATGAATACGCGGTTGACCTCCGTCAGAACGCGTGAAAGATCGCGCTTCGGCACATAGAAGCTTCCCGTCTTTCCGACGATCTGTCCGTAAATACCGCCTTCTCCAAAGAAAACGATGTTGTCGTCCGCGACTGGAGCCATCCACAGAAAATGCACCATTTCCGTGTCATTGGAAACCTGAATCACCTGCGGCGTCTGCTGTGCGGGAACGCTTGCCATCGCGCGCGCGACCGCATCCGCGATCATCTTCTGCACATCCGACTTCTTGAACGTCTCTTCCTTCGGGGCTTCTGGCTTTTCCTCCACAACGGATTTCATCGGAACTTCCACTTCCTGTCCCTTCAGCTCCGGTTCCAGCTCCGTCAGCGGCGTCTGTTCACCGTCGTAGCCGACACCATTGACATCGTCCGCCATCACCGTCAGCACATTTTCTTCCCCAATCTGCGCCTTTTCAGCGGTGTTTTCCGTCGCGATTTCTTCCGGGACGTTGAAGAAAACGTCCTTTTCTTCCGAAGCTTCCGCTTCCGGATTTTTTCTCGGTCTGCCGGGCTTTCTGCCCGCGTTCTTGTTTTCAGCCATTTTCAAAAACTCCTTTCAGATCTATGGCGTTTTTCGTGTCGGCCCCCGCCGGAATTGAACCGGCGTCTATGCGCCAGCGGAGCCATATGGCGCTGGGAGGGAGGAGGTTGACCCTCCCAGCGTTTGACGCACGCGGGCCTGCCCGTGACCCGCGCGGCCTTGCTTAGACAGTAACGTGTCCGACCTTGTTCGAGAAAACGGCGACCATATCCAGCGCAATGGTCAGATTGATGCCGATCTCGAAATCTGCCGTGCGCGTCGGGTCCATCTCGATGGTGATGGGCGTCTCGGCGTTGTAAGCGATGGTCATGGGCTTTCTGCCGGAGGAAGAGAGCATCCATACATCGTTTGCAGACAGGAGCGTGGTCGGTGCGCTGTTGATGTTGACGGGGCTTACCGCGTCACGCAGCGGCATCAGGCGAACGCCAAGGAATTCGCCGAGCATACCGTTGCTGTTGTACTGCTGACCCAGCAGCATCGCCAGCGCGGAATCCATGCTTGCGTTGGTGGAGCCGGTGGCCTGCGTCGGCAGGACCTTTGCCAGCGCAACGGGAGAACCGGCCGCGATGATGTTCCGAACGCCGGTGTTGTTGAGCGCGGCCAGCTTGTTCGCCAGCGAGATCCAGTTCTGGTTGGTGAACGTCTGGTTGAGGTTGCTCGGAATGAGCGTGGTGTCGGCTGCCGCAAGGGTCATCGCCTGATTCCACATGCCCATGGTCTTTGCATACATGCCAGCAACGAGATTCGCAAAGAACTGACCGAAGTCCTGATTGTTGCCGACCAGCTGATACCACTTGGCCGTAATCATTGCGGTCTTGGGCTGCGGGTTGAGCGTGTAGTCCTTCGTGTAGAAGCGGTTGCGCGGCACGCTTCTGGAGGCGCCCCAGCTGGAATCCTGGAAAATGGGGATGTCATTGGAGCCGACAGAGATCATAGCCGTCTCGCCAAAGCCGACCTCCAGCGTGTCCGCGAAGAAATCCACGGCCTCGGAGTAGACGTTGGCAATGATGGGAATGACGATCTCCTGATAGATGCCCTGAAGCACTCTGTAGAACGCAGCGTTTCCGTAGAAGCGCATACCGTTGCGCTTGAGTTCCTCAAAGCTTGCCGGAGGCGTTTCGCCGGTCTGTGCGCAGGCGACCTTCGCGGCATACATCAGGTGTTCTCTCTGGAACTTTTCGTTCAGCTCCTTGTAGCCCTTGCCACTCAGCATGTGCTGAATGTTGGCAGTCTGCATACCGTTTGCCGCCAGAATGGCGGATTTGCCGTTTGCGGCGTGCTCATAGAAAAGCACACGGCCCTTGGAAACGATGTCACCGCGTTCTGCTTCATTGCCGGAAGCATTCACGCGGAAAACATCGGTAGGGATGCTGTTCAGATTGATTTTCGGCATTTTCTCTCACTCCTTCCTTATGCGTAGACGCGGCAAGCCTGCACGTCGATGTAGTCAAAGCTCTCCGTCGTACCCTCGGTGAATTTTCCGGCCTGCGGAAGCACCTTGAAGTACAGTGCGCCGTTCGCGGTCGGAGCGGCAGCGGCGGGCTTGAGCTGACCGGCGTCGATGGTCAGGAACGTGTTGGTTCCAACGGCGGCATTCACATTGCCGATACCGAAGCGGTATGCGTGATCGCCGTCGAAAACGATCTTCGTGAACGTGCCGTCGCGGCCTGCCGGAATGCCGAGGCCGAGCGTCTCCGTGCCGACGGCATAGAGCTGGCCGTTTTTGCCCGCAAGCAGCGGGACTTCGTAGGTATTCGCGGCATAAACGACATCGCCCGCCTTCGTGGTGGAAGTGGCGTCCACCATGATCCATGCGTTTTCATTCTTGATGTTCGGGAAGCCTGCGCACGGCAGCTGCGTGGTGCGCACGACCAGACGGCCCGCGTCGCAATCCGCGTCCGCGCTGGACGCCTGATATCTGCCGGTCACATTGATGAGGTCATCGCGGAAATCGTTCGTCACGCGCGGCTCAAATGCGGTTTTTGCAGTAAACATTCTTTTTCACTCCTCTCTTATTCCTCGGAAGTGGCTTCGACGCCCCACTTGTCCAGCAGGCCGGCAATGGAGCCGTCGTCCTTTTCGCTGTTCTTTCCGAGCTTGTCCCATACATAGGTGGTTTTCTTCTTCGCGGCGGCTTCGGCGTCCATCTTCTCGACGGCCTCTCCGCATACGGCATAAACGGCCTTTGCGACCTCTGCCTCACCGGTCCAGTTCTTGTCTTTGTCGCAGCTGTTGGTGTAAAGTCCCGCCTCAATGTCGGTCAGAATGCCGGAAATTTCGCTATCCGCGACCTTCTGCTCCCGGTTGAGGTTAAACCTCCGCAGCGTTTCTTCCGCCTTCGCCTTCGCGGCGTTCAGACGGCGCTTGCTTTCAAACTCCTGCATTGCCGCGACCTGCGCGTTCGCGCTGTTCAGCTGCTGAGTCAGAGCTTCCACGTTTTTCTCCGCCGCGTTCAGTTTGGTGTTCGTTTCTCCGCAGATCACATCCACAAAATCCGCCGCGTCCGTTGTCAGCTGATCTTCGCCAAACTGCGCGACTGCATTGATGGAAAGCGACTGGAAGCGTTCCGGCACGATGGTCTCGGCGGCGTTTTCCAGAATGTAGGACTTATACGCGCCGTCCTTCGTCATCAGGCAGACATAGACCTTTCCGTCCTTCTCACCTGCCGCCAGAACCTTATAACCGTCGAAGCGCGCGGAAAGCTCCTTGAGCTGTCTCTTGCTGTAAGGTTTCAATGTTTTCACTCCTTCGTGTTGTAAATTCCCGTTTTCGGGTCCGTTTTCTCCGTCCGGGGCCTTCTGTAAAGATGCCGCCTTGAGTTTCAATGTCTTAAACTCTTCTCCCAGCGCGGCAAGCCGAGCGATGTTGGCCCCCGGAATTGCCGGAGCAACGCCCGCACCCAGAATCGTGACACCAAGTCCCCGCCAGACCTCCTCAATCTCAATGTCTCCGTCCATGCGGTTTTCCTCGATCAGAGTTTCCACGGATACGTCCATGCGCCCTGTTCGCACGATCTCATCCACGGCCTCCTTTGCGTAGAAAGCGAAAAGCTTTCCCCTTGCCACGATCCAGGTCTGACCATCCCTCTTCTTGAGGGAAAAATCACGTTCATCATCCGACAGCGTTCCGACAATGCGTTCCGCCGTCCCATCCATGTAGGAATAGTATTTTTCGCCCGTCCTCGGGTCCGTCCGGAGCTGGCTGTTGTGTCCGTCTCCGACCTTTCCCAGAACGTAGGCGATCAAAATCGGCTGTCCCACAAACGTCTTGTAGAACTTTTCCAGATTCCGATAATCCCATTTGTTCCGATTCACGCCTTCGCGCATCAGCCACAGCTCTACGCCGAATTCGTAGGGATTCAGCCTTTGCAGTACGCGAAGCTGTCCCGTCGCAAGCGCGTTGGTGTTTTTTGTCAGCGGCATTTTCACTCACCGTCCTGCCTGTAAAGTCTTTCGATCCATCCCTCGAAGCTGGTCGCGCTCATTTCGTGCTCGGAATACATCTGCCACGCATACAGGAGCTTTTCGTAGCTCTGGCTGTTCTCCATCTGCAAATTTTCAAACCCGCGTCCGAGCGGATACATCCCGTTTCCGTCGCAAACCTCCACGCATTTCCGGAGCGCATCTTCGATTCTCTGCAGCATTTCAATGGCCGCTTCAAAGACCTCGTCGAGGTTTTCCGGCCGATCCGCGTATTCTGCGGTCGCCGGGTAGATCTGTAAGATGTGCCTTTGGTGGAGCAGATCACCCACCCCGTCAAAGCGCTGCGGCTGCAAATGCGCCAGCCTGTGCAGAACGTCCGCCGTTTTCGGCATCCCCAGCTCGATCAAGACCAGCTCCTTGAGTGTGTCCAGCCCTCTTGCCGCATCCTGATAGGCGCCTGTCACATCCCGCGCTGCATCGCGCACGGCCGCAAGTGCGCCGTTTTCAAAATCAAACCGTTCTTTCAGCCGAGCCATGTTCTCTTCTCCCTTCCGCAAAAAACAAAAAGAGCCAACGGCACGTTTCCGTGTCGTTGACTCTATCCAGCCCCTTTGCGGTACTATCCTACCGCAAGCACTCTATTTTCTTTTTCAGCTCCGCGCGATTTCCTTTTTCTCGATCACCCTCGCGCTGATCTCCACCACGCGGATCAGATCCTTCGTCCGCTGAATTTCAACGTTTTTCCAGTCGTTCAGCGCCTTGTTGATCGCCGGGAGATCTTTTTCCGTCAGAAATTCAATCATTCGTACCTCCGTACTGGTCGATCATCGTCTCGCTTCCGTCCGCCGTCACGTTTCCGTCGCCCTTCGGCCGTCCGGGAGACTGCGGCGGCAGTCCCGAGGAATCCTGCTTCATGTTGTATGCCGTCACCAGCGGCAGCCGCTTGTCGAGGATACCGCTGTTGTATACCGCATCCGACAAACACAGATCGTCCAGCATCGACCGGTCAAGCAGCGCGTTATAAAGAATGGTGTCCGGCAGAATTCCGTGTTCCATCCCCTTCATGCACCGTTCGAGCGTTTTTTCATCCTCCGCAATATCTCCAAACATGACGAATTTCCATTCGTATTTGAGGTTGAGCTTTTTGATAATGGCATTCATCATCCGCTCAAAATCGCGGTAGACCGTCTGCATGAACTTACTTTCGATCTGAAGCGAGATCTGCGCCGTTCCTGCCTTCGGATCGTCTCCCAGTGGAATAATCGCGCCCATACCAGCCTGACTCATTGTGTCGCTGTAGCCCTGCTTCACAATGTCCATGGCCGACGGAGCCTCCGAAAGGCTCTCCAACTTCATGTTTTCCGCCGGAGCCAAATACAGACCGATGCCGCTTGTATTGTTGGCCTGCAGCATGTCGTACCAGATTGCTTCAAACAGAAGCCGTCCGGCGTTACTGAGCTTGTATTGATCCTCAGATGATGCTGCTTTGTCGTCCCGATAGGGAATTTCTCCGTGCAGAAGGCTCACAAGCGGATTCTGGATCAATTCCAGCTGGATCTGTTCCATCTGCGCCAGCTGGATCATGTTCAGGAAGAGTCCCGCGAACGGCGAGATTGCCGTCCGGCTCACATCGTCCGCTTCAAACGGGAAAACCGAATCGACCGGCAGATAGACCCAGTAATACCATCGTCCGTTCTGATAATAGACGTCCGGTGTCCCCGGCATATCGCCCATCGCCTGAATCCGCTGGAATTTTTGCATGTCAATGCGCGTTTTCTGCGCAAAAACAACGCTTGTTCCCGTTCCTTCCGGCTTCTGCACCACGCTTCCAAAGTCGTACAGATACGGCAGAAACAGCTCTCCGAACTGTTCCGGCACGCATCCCGGCTGCAGGAAGTACATCATATTGAAGGCGACCGTATATTTGGAAACGTTGTTATATCCCGTGATCTTCGTCCAGTCGCTGGGCAGCTGCTGCATGAATGCGTAGTTTACCTTGTTGTGGCTCTTGTCCACGCTGTATCGCGGGTAGTAGAAAACCTTGCCTTCTACCCCAACCTGCCCGACGATCTGGTGCGCGTTTTCCTTGGGCTTGAATTCCTCCCGGAGCTTTTCCGTCAGCTTCCATTCCCGCAGGAAATCGTCCTTTTTCGTATCCTCTCCGGATACCATTCGCGGCATCACATAGCTGTGATAGGTCAGCAGATTCTGGTACGTTTTCCGGATGTGAAACAGTGGATATGCCGTGTATTCCAGAATGTGCGATACCTGCCGGAGCGGCTGCTCGCTGTCATACGGAGCCGTGAGCATCTCGCCGACCTTGTCTTTCGTGAAATTGACCGGCAGCGAGGATATCTGCTTGACGCGGCGATTTTGAATGTAAGGATTCGCCATCCCGTAGCGGCCGGCATTGATCCCGGCAAATGCCGTCGAGATCGTGCTCATCGGCATCCCCTGATTTTCTGCCGCCATCGTCCGGAGCTTTTCAAAGATCTGCGGGAACGCGGCGTATTGGAGCTTATTCAGTTCACTTGTCTCTATCGCCATTTTCCGCATCCTCCACCGTTCCGGCCTGCTTTCTGCGTTCTTCTGCCAGCGCGCTTGACAGCTCGTCGATCATCCGGCTCAGATTCTCCATTGTTTTCGGCTTTTCCTTTTCCAGCCGTTCCCGCAAAAGCGCCGTCGCGCAGCTCATGATCCAGTCCTCGTCTGCCTTCGTCAGCCGCTTCACGTTTTCTCCGTCGATCTCCATGCCGCACTCTGGCCGAGCACCCGCCGTATAGATCAGGATGTATCCAGGCGCGATCCTGCTGAACCGTTCGCGCATCGCCGTTTCAACGGACTCCTGCGTCACGCGCAGCGCATAGAGCCGGTATACCTTCGTCTGATCTTCTGTCATCTCAAAAAATCCTTCCTCCGCGTCTCTGCGTCACAAGGCGTCCCGCACCCTGCGCAGGGCCTGCGTTCCGGACGCTTTCGCGTCCCTGATACCTCTTGAGCATTTCGTCCCAATCGCTTTTCTTCCGGATCTCACTCAAAGCCAGCTCTTTTTCCAGTTTCTGCGCCAGCCGCAGTCCGTATTTGATGGCCGACCAGCTGTCTCGCTGGATCGCCCGTGAAATACGCTTTTCGCTGAAACCCGCGCCCGACGGCACGGCTTTCAGGTTCTGGATCTGACCCGAAAGTTCCCGCGTTTTCTGATATGGCCTCGCGATCTGATAATCCAGATCGTCGTCCTTGATCTTGTGAAGCCGCTTGTACGCCTCCACGCCCTCGCGCGTGTTCATCGTCAGCAACTGTACATTGTGGTTGTCAAACTGCGTCTGCGCATACCGGATCATTTCCACGTCCGGGTCCGTCACGCCGCTTCCGCCTGCCTTGATGGGATAAATGACAGGCAGCGCCCTGTCCAGCTCCAGCGCCGTATATTCCGTGTGGTCGAGGATGCAGAGCGGCGGAAGCCCATCTCCGAGATCCTTCATGAGATCCTCAATGACCGCCTTTCCGTACTGCCATCCGTCTATCGCAATGTAGGTCGTGTTTCCGCCGTCAAAGCAGAACCGATACCACACGTCCTTCAGTTTTCTGGCTTGCTTCATGGCGTTATCCGGAGGCGGCCAATCGTCCAGCCATACCAGCTGCTTCAAAAACCGATCCCGTTTCAGGAAATCCGCCTGCTTCGTGAGCTTCCATACGCCGACGGCGCATTTCGCGTTCTTTTTCGCGTCCTCATAGGAAACGTCATAGCATACGATGTAGGTCACATCCTGCGGTTCCGTTTTGCACCCCGGATATTTGCAGCAGTGCTGCCGTTCCATCGAAAGCAGACAGCAGCTCTCCGAAAGGCTTTCATCCGCAATGATCGGATATTCGTCCGCGCCGGTGTACCGGCTTTCCATCTCGCGCATCCAGCGCTCCGGTGTCAGCTTCGATTTCAGCTTCTGCGCCCACGAATATGGCCGCATCTGCTGCAAAATTACACATTGGTACGGAACGTCCATCTGGAAACTGCTCTCGCCATTCCGCATTCCCTTCCGAACTTCGCAGCGAACCATGTAAGCATGATTTTGCTTTCTCCCGGCGCTTGTGATCGAGTGATTCTTGTACGCGACGAAGTTTTCATCCTTTTCGCCGTTTACGTTGTGAGCCAATCGAACGGCTGGAAGCGCAACTGTCGTATATTCGTTGAAGTCAAACGCAGGTTGTTCTTCCTGTGCAAATTCTTCCGCGATAACAGCGTGAAGGTTGTCACCACGTTTTGCTCCTATGTAGAAAGACGATCCATAATCTGTGGTAATTCTGAAATCGTCCTTGCTTTCTGCCGCAATGCGCCAGTGTTTTGTAATGCACGGATAGCTTTTTGCCAAGTCTGCGTGCGTTTTGCTTCCGATGTCAGATAATTGCTTGAGTGCCGGACCAGTATATAGGACTCGCGTTCCGGGCCAAACAATACCGTTGATTTCCTCGCCGAGCATTTCCGAGTAGGTCTTGCTCAGTCCACGGGTTCCCGTGATCGCTACATCCTGATATCGAGCATTTGCACGCATCATGACGCGCTGCACAATTTCGAGCGTCTTGTAGTCTGCATCGTCGGCACGAAGCACATCTGCCAGTATGTCCGGGAAAAATCTTCCCACCCAAATCAGCAGGCACCAAAAATCATTTTCAAAACTGCTGTAATCGCGTTGTTCAACTTCGCGTTTTGATATCCACCCAACGCCCTATTTCAGCTAACCAGGCGCCCAAGCCTTACCAGCTCTTCTCGCCATAGTTCTGCATCACCCCTCGATGTACTTCCAACCGTGTCCTGCTATTTCTTTTCCAGTTTTACAGGATTTCAAGATACTTGATTTGCAGATGCCTGTAATGTGTTCCGCTTCGCGGGCGCTTCTGAATATTTCTCCTGTTTGGATATTCATGATAGGCTTTACCCGTTTATGAATCGGAAGTGATTTGTCTGAATTATAATTTTCAAGGAAAGCCCATCTGTATCCAGCGGCAGTATAGCAGTTTTTCTTGTGCTGACAAACCTTACGGATTGTCATATCGGAAATCCCATATTTCTTTGCTGCTTCCCTGCAGGATGAATATGTTTCTCCGGTGTCCATATTGATTACCGGTTTATTCTCCGGCGCGGTATTTCTTGACTCGTCGATAGTGAAAGAATCTCTGTTTTCGAGAAAGCACCAGTGTTTTCTCGCGGCCTGCGCGTATTCTCCAGTACATGCGGATTTCAATGCATCTCTCTTTATCCCAGTCTTTCGCGTCGCTTCATGCAAAGATTCGAAAGTTTCTCCGGTTTCAATGCAGCATACTGCCTTGTGCTGCTCCCCACGAAGTATGTTGTAGCCCTTGAGTGGATTTGTCGCATCAAACGTGCGAATGTATTCCCGTTCGATTTTGTAAGCTTCCTTCTGCGTCAGGTTTTCCGCAAGGATCTCGTGTTTGATGTTTTCCCAACCATAGTTTGCACATGCCAATGTGAACTCATGGTTCGATTTATAAAGTTTTCCGATTCCCCATCTAACTTCCGGCTTCTGCTGAGTCTGGCCTATATAAACCCTTCCATCCGGTGTAGTATGACAATAAACGCAGTAATTCCTTTTTTCCATAACAAAACTCCCCTACACAGACTTTTGTTAAAGCTGGTAATCTCACTGTGTAGGAGCGAGAAAAGGTAGCTACCCTCTGTCCCAGCCAACAACCATTTTATTTTCCTTTTACAGGCGGCATTTTTACATACCCGAATCCTTCATAGGCTGTTTTTTCCATCTCGTTTGCTTCCTCTGCAAACTCATGGAGATTGTCACTGATCCTTGCGCTGTCCGGAAGCATGGATATTTCCGGGAGAGAATCGTTTATGCGGGACGTATTGATGATCGCAAGCAGCATCTGTTCTGCTGCATCTTTCGTGTAAGAATATTTCGGCTTCCGATGGAAAAGCAGTTCAAACGCCTTATCTGGGTCAACCGGTTTGCCATTTTTCATAAGACCCGCTTTTTCGAGTCTTTCCGTAATACCGTCAATTCTGATCTCTTCTACCGGTTTTGCGTCACGTTTTCTCAGATTATCGCTGGCCAGATTCTCCTGAATGATCGCAGAAAGCTTTCTGGCCGCATCAAACTTCCCAGCATCCGAAGCATCATTCATCTGCTTCGTCCACTTTGAAACATTTCGCAGTATCAACTGCTGTTTTGCACTCAGCGCATCTTCTCCGCCCAAATCAGACGCCAGAACGGCGTATATCCTGTCGAACTCCGCATAGTCGTCGTTCGTATACGGATGCTCTTCATTTCCGGTTCCCCAGTCCTTCCGCTGCCTTACCGTTCCGGCCTTTGCCGTCTGGGCGTTTCTCTCTGCGGAAACGGCCTTTGTGAACTCGCCATCTTTCAGACCTTCTCCGAAGATCCTCGTGATGTCCGTCAGACCGTCCAGAAAGCCATAGGGTTCTCCGGACTTGTTCACATCGAGCTTTTTGATGTGCAGATTGTCGAGGTACGAAAGCCACCTGTCGCGCCCGTCGTCGCGCGGCACGCAGTCGCGCGCAAACGGAACGTCGTATTTGATGCAGCAGTAAAAAATTGCAAGGCTTTCGGAGGTTTTTCTGGCAAGCTGCGTGAAATATTCCTGCTGTTCCAGCTCACTGACCAACTCGCTCATGCTTCCTCCCGTCCAACAAAAAAGCCGCTTCGTTCGTCTCCAATCATGGAAACAGTCCCGAAGCGGCACGTCATTTCTATATTCTTTTCCTAATTATACCACACTTTCCCGCAAAAAGCAAGAATAAATTGTGCAGTCCGTTTAATTCTTCCGATTTTGACTTCTTTTTATGCCTGAATGTCCACACCACCATGCACGTTCAGTACACCCGCAAAGCATGTGACGCGAAGCGCCGTCCCACGCAGCACGCCAAGCTTTTCATGTTTGCCGTCATTGCTCAGTACGTCCACCTCGAAGGAAACGTCATATGTTCCATCGCCGTTGTACTTCTGCGAAACGAATCTGTACTTGGTTCCTTCCAGTATCTCCGCGAAGTTGACTCCCGGCCCGATTTCCTTCAAAAAATCAAGTCTCTCTATCAGCGGCTCCGCCCAATCGGAGAATTGCCGCATATGTTCAAGCGCTTCGTCTGCCTGCCGTGCAAATTCTTACAGTTCCCATTCGCGGCGCTTGCTTTCAGCGTCCCTCTGGCGTTTCTTTTGCTTCCATCTGGCGTCTCGCCACCTCTGGTCATGCTTCGCCATATGGTTTTTCCATCCCGTCCGTCAGGATTTCAATCGCTTTTTGCGTTCTATACACAATTTCTTGGATTCTAGGATCTTGAAGTCGTCTCAAATCTGCAACAGCATTGGCGTATCTCACAATGTCACCATGTTTTACAACGCCCGGAAGCATAAACACAGCATATTCCACTCCACGCGCTTTAACGCGTTCCAAAATATTCTTGATGCACTTCTCGTCGATGTCAACGCCACACTGCTCCTCACATACGGAGCCTGTTATTGTGTTGCACACGAAAATAGTCTTAAATCCATCTTCTCTCATTTGTTATACGTCCCCAGTACGCCGCGCTCTGCCCGGTCATCGGCGCGTTTCGCCATCCACATCAGGGCTTCCTCAATGTGTGTGATTGCGCAGGCGTTCTCCCGTGTGGCAAATTCTCCCCTGTTGAACGCCGTCAGCCGGTCCCGCACGATCTCCAGCAGATCCGCATCCAGAACGCCGGCCTGCGCCTTCGGGTCATTCCGCGAACCTTTCTGAAACCGCACCAGCGCGATCACGGCGTTTCCTTCCGCGTCCATGACCGTGTAATCGTGGTATCCGCCGCCCGGACCCTGATCGCCGTTCCGGTAGATTGTGTGCGGATTATTGTTCTTTTGAATCACAGACAGTTTTTTCATATATTTCCTCCCAATTTTCCAGCGGCTCCGGCAGCAGCTCCGCCGCGACCAACTCTCCATCCTTCAGCTCGAATCCGAGGTAGTTCTTGAACGTCACGATCTCCGCGTTATCAAAATACATGCTCTTGAGCATCCCAATGACGCGCCCACGGAACGTCACCGGCGGCGCATTTTCCGGCCGGAATTCCGCCGCCGGAAAACTCGGCGCTGTATCAAGCACGTTCCGGAAGCGGAGCAATTCATCGACATCTTCCGTGTCCGGTAGGCTTCCATCTTCTCGCCGTAGGGAGTCAAGTGCTTTGTTGATTCCATCAATGATGTGTGTTGCATTAACGTATTTATCCACGTTCACCCTCCGTTTTGGACGCTTCTTCTAGCAGCCGTTTCGCATATTTCATCGACGTTACAGCCAAAAGCTTCTCGATTCCTGCTGGTTCTTCGCGTTCCGCCCTCTCGATTGCACCTTCTAGTGTTACAATCAATTTGGTCGCGTTTATGTACCTATCCATGTGGTGTCAATCTCCTTCCCGTCGAATACCGCAACAAGTGAAATGGGGCCGACTTCAATTTTCTCAATTTGTAGCTTGTCAGTAACATTATCGGTTACAACAAACCTGCCGTCTTTATTTGGATCAATCGCGTTGTCATCATCCAGCATCGCAGTTACGTCAATTTTTGCTTTGTACAATCGCCCTGGTAGCCCCTGTTTGAAGCAGACACGTCCGAGTGTGTCGCTGAATGTATTGACACCGTATCGGCATTTCACTGTGAATGTCTGCCTATTTTCCGTCCGCTTGTAGTTTGACGCAATGCCCATGATGTATGGTCCAATGCTTTCCACTGTAAAGCTGAAGTTTTCTTCTGGTGGAAATCCAGAATATAATAGGATTGCTTCGTGCAATGTCATTCAAATACAAACCTTTCTTCTACACCGATGATCTTCGCCCCGCAATTGCAGAAGGGATATTCCTGCATGAGCCATGCATTGTCTACATAGTTGAAAAGTGGCCGTTTTCTTCCGCACTTTGAGCACGTCACCCAATAGAACAGCGCTCCGGGGCTGACCTCCTCTGTTACGTCCCATTTTGCCGTACCCATGGGATAGTCGCTCCACCCATCGTCCGGCGAATGTGCATCGCGGTTTTCCTCCCGGATTGATTTCATAAGCCGCTCCAGCTCTTCATCAGACATTTCCGTCATCTCTTCGAGAACCTTTTCAAGGTCAATCCCCGCCATCTTCCGTCCCTCCATCGTTCAAAAATCCATCCGGTATCCGCAGTACGGACATTTTTTCTTCAAAAGTGCCCACCTCAAAATGTCCGTATCCTCTTCATGTCCGCGCACCGTCGGCGCGTCATGATAGCAGTTCGAGCAGGTGATCATAACGATGGGATTTCCATGCGCAGCCCAGATGTACTCTTCCCCGCCGTATACGTCATACGCGCGATGTATTTTCCAGAAAGCATGACGTCGTGCCTTCTTTTTCTTACGCTTCGTCAGTCTTGACATCTTCCACTGCCTCCCTCGGGCTAAAATCCCGGCATTTCTGATACGCAAGCACCTTGTAAAACCACTCCATTTCGGAATAGGTCTTGCCCTTGTCTCTCAGGCATCTGTACGGATATAAATAGCCATCCCGGTACTCCCGATACTTGCATAGCTCACAGGTCGCTTGTAATTTGCCCTCCATTTTTGTCCTCCCTAGACTAAGCGCAGCATCAGCGCCAGCGGCAGGAAGATCACCAGGAAGAGCGTCACCGCCGCGACGGCCTTCTGCGTTTTCTTATTCATCGTCGCTTCCTCCGTACTTCTCTTCGTACTCCTCCTGTGAAATGACCTGAATGTCCTCCGCTGTGTATCCCGCTTTCTCAAGGCAGAGGAGCCGCAGTACTTCGTCCTTATTGATGCACCTTGCCATCAGATCATAGGGGAGTTCTTCCTTTGCCTCAAACGTCATCTGCACGCCGAATTCTCCGCGAATGCTGAAATAAAGCTTGTTTTCTACCATTTTTACCTCCCAATCTTCAAGACATCGTGCGATTCAATTTCCGCTTCAATGCTGAAAACGTCGCTGTACGGGTCGGCCTCTTCATCCTCGCAGATCAAAAGCGTCTGCTCCGCTGTCCCGACGTTCTCTCTTTCGATGTACCATATGCCGAGATTTTCCTTTCCGTATCCGATGAGAATGACCGTTCCATCCGTAAACCGGAAGCGAACCTCTTTGTCATAGCAGTCGATCTCATGGTCTCCGTGTTCGCTGTGCTCGACCACGACCAGATCATCGCTGTACCCGTATATTGTAACCATTTACCATTTCTCCCTCACATAAAGATTCGGCTCCTGCAATTTCATTTCTACCGTCTTTCCGCACCGCTCACAGACGACCTCAATCTCTGCATAGCCGGAGCGGAACGTCAGCAGCCTCCCCTTGTGCTTGACCCGGAGCGTGTCACCTGCCTCAAACGCACCGAGAATATGCCCGTTCGGACAGCAGATGGTGCAGTTCACGTTCAGCACGTCCGCCGGTGCTTTCACATAGTTCGTCATTTCAGCTCCTCCGCATACTTCCAGCTTTGCGGCGCACGCTTCAAAGGGCGCTTCCACTCGCCATCAGCAATTTTCTCGCACCATTCCGGCCGGATGCTGATAAGAACTGCCCTGCTCATACCGTCTCCCCCTTCTGCACGGCCTCCACCTGCATTTTCAGCCGGTCAGCTCTTTGCAGATGCTTTTCCGCCCGCGCAATGATCCGTGAGACCGTAGACCGATTCACGTTGTATTTCAGCGCGATCTGTCCCGTCGTTTTCCCGGACATATAAAGCGTGTAATACAGCTCTTGTTTTTCCGTCATGCTATACCTCCATGCATTCGTTCCATCGGACGTTCACCCTGTGTCCGTTCACCGTCACCACATATCCCGGCCGTTCGCTGCGGTACTGATACTTTTCCGACGAATAGACCGCGCCGACCGCTGGCTGAAACTCGGCAAATACCGGCAGCAGCGCTGTGATCCGGATCATGATCCCGTCCCATTTTCTCGCCTTCAGGCGTTCCGGCTTTGCCGAGTCCCGTGCCTGTTCCTGCTTTTTCATGTAAGCGTGGTAGCACTCCGGCCCGCAGAAAATATGCCGGTATCCGTTCTTGAGCCGCCGCGTAATGCTTTCTCCGCAGTTCGGGCAGTTCTGCGTCACATTAGGCATTTTCACGTCTCCTTTGCCTGTAAAAGAGTTTATTGTACGCCTCATAGCGTTCGTCGATATGCGTCGAGCTGATAAGCCCGCCCGTTTTCTCCATCAGCACATCAAAGTAGTTCTTGTCCTTTCCGCACGGATGCATTTCCGGACATCCCCCGCGATATACGCAGTTCGGACAAAGCACATCCGCAATTTCTGGCTCGATCTCATGCAGCGCCGCCTTAAAGTCCTCGGCATACTGCCGCGTCTCCGGCGAGGACTGGCGGCACAAGCGCTTGCGCATGGTGTCAATGAGCGACTGCACATTTGCTTCGCCTGTGAAGTCAACAGGCGCGTCCTGTGGCAGTTTGTCGCGCGGTATCCCCGTCCGGTCTGAACGCTGGCTTTTGATGTACTTCTCAAATTTGTGGCGGCTCCAATGCGTCGCCACCCAACTCTTGATGCCGTGCCATGTCCATTTTACGGAGATATCCCGGATCGGGCTGTGCTCCGCAATGAGAATCTTTTTCTTGAAATCCACGCTCGGCTCATGGTCGAGCGGCGGCTTGCCGACCGTTGACCGGCAATCGGAAGCGACCTCCATCCAGTCACCTTTAATTTTGGTGATTTCAGTCTTCATGGATACATCACCTGCTTTCTTATTCTGATTGCTTCTTCGCTCTGCATGATATCGTCTTCGGCCGCAACATAGCCGACGATTGAGTGATGAAACGCGACCGGCGCGATGTCGCCGAGATCGATGCGCAGTCCGGCCGGATAACCATAGTAAAATCCTTGGACACGCAGTTTTTTAATGCACAGCCCCGTATCGTACAGGCAGTAGTCGCCGATTTTGCACGGAATTGTGAGTTTCTGCCCGCCATTTAACGTCTTCATTTTCCGCCCTCCAGATACGGCTCCCGCAGCCATGCAAGGATATCAGACGCATCATCCGATGGGGTGATTTCCTTTTCCATTCCAGCATTCTCCGCAAAGAACATGAGCCACGAATTTTGTGAGCGCAAAAGCCACGCCGCAAGTTCTTCGTCGCTCATCGTCCGGACGTAATCACCGCGTGTAAGTGAATCGGTGTCTTCGCCCATTTTGGCTCGGTTCGCGTCGCATTTGCTCCCGCGATATGCCGCAGTGCAGTTTTTTACCGGGCAGTTATAGCGCCCTTCTTTCATCATGTGCAGCATGGCTGTCCCTCCTTCTGTTTCTCCAGATATTCTTTCAGCCGTTCGCATCCGTCCATGCAGCCTCCCCCCCTCAGACCGCTGCAACATTGTTGAATTCTTTCATAGTTTTCAGTGAAACGCCCTTGCACCATTCCGGCAGATTTGCACGCACAAGCGCTGCGGCCATCTGCGGGCACACTGCATTTCCGCAGCGAGCAACCTGCTTGCTCTTCCCGTACTCACTTCCGCGATAGTCCCTGTCTATTTTATAATCGATTGGGAATCCCATTGCATTATATAGTTCGCGTGGTGAAAGCATACGAAGTCCAATATCTGCAATGAAGTAGGATGCCCCTTCGATGTTCAGAAGCAATAGATCGTCGCAAGCCAGATTGTATCCGCAGTAACGGTTCAGTAAGTCTCGAATTTGAGGCCAGTGATATAGGTGCTCGTCCTGTCTGGCCTTGCAAAGTATCGTGTCGCAGAGAGCAAACACACCGCCTGACGTTTGAGTAGGAAACGCATCCAATGGCTGTGTCCCGACATCATTTCCATTGAACTTCACAACATGAGCTGCCACCACGGCTTCGCGGTCGTGGCTTGTGACGGTGTGCAACGGGTCACTGACGTTCAGCGGCCTGCCACCAGTGTAATATTCCACCAAATTTGCACATGTCAGGCCATAGCGGTTCGAAGCATCAACAGTAGAGATCGGGGTTCCGAGTCCAGAGGCTCGGACGTTTTCCGTCTGCTCGGTATGGTACTGAATGAGCGATGGTGACACAATACCTCCCGTATGTTTGGCCGTAATGGTTCTGTATGGGTCGCGTACATCGGCGTAGTGGCCGCCTCCTGCGTGGTTGCACTCGGCCAGATATGGCGTCACAAGCATTTGGTTTCCCGCAGTCGTTACGGTATGTACCGGATCGCCGGCAGGCGCTCCAATGCTGTTACTGGTATTCGTTACCGTGAACGGTACCAATTTTGGCTTGCACAGGTTGTGCTTTCCGCTCCCAACCACCGTAGGCAACGGTTCCCGGATGTCGTGTACCCGCGCAGCCTGTCCTTTTCGCTCGCCATATCCGGTCGGTACGATATACGGCTGACCGCTTTTTATGGTGAATTTGTCAACGCCTCGAATGATGCGCCGTATTGTGTTGTCCGCCAGAGGCCGCACCGCCTTCAATCCGTATTGCTCCTTGATTTCCTCTTTGGTGCTGAAGATAGAAGGGCAAGGCAAACTCCAGTCAATGATTTCGGCCGCGCTTCGCCACGGTTTGAGCCGACCACTTTTCACGGCTTCGCTGTCTCGCGGAGCATGCGTCGGTGCAGGCCATACAATAGCCTTTCCGTCGCAGCGTGCGATCAACACAAAGCGTTTGCGGCTTGTCGGAGCGCCGTAATCAGCCGCCACTAGTTCACGCCATTCGACCGCGTAACCAATGTTCCTAAGTTGGCCGATGAACTTTTTGAATGTCGTGCCGGCCAGTTTTTTCACGGGTTTTCCCTTCCTGACAGGCCCCCACGTCTGAAATTCTTCGACGTTCTCCAACATAATCACCCGCGGCCGTACAGTCCCTGCCCATCTGAGTACAATCCATGCCAGTCCTCGTATATTTCTATTTACGAGCGCTTTTCCCTTTGCTTTCGAGAAGTGTTTACAGTCCGGGCTTGCCCAAAGAAGCCCAACCGGTCTTCCGGCGCATACCTCTTTTGGGTCAACATCCCACACACTGGCCTGATAGTGTGTTGTGTACGGATGGTTTGTACGATGCATCAATATTGCGTCCGGGTCGTGGTTAATTGCAATATCGACCGGTTTCCCAGTTGCCATTTCAATTCCAGTCGATGCACCGCCTCCACCGGCGAAACTGTCAACGATTGATTCGTTCCACATGGAAATCTGCGCAGTGCTACGCATTAGACAACCCCCATTTTCTTCTTGTAGTTGTATATCGACGACCGGCTGATCCGAAGCTCCTCGCAGATCTTTTTCTGCGGCACCTTCAGCCGGAGCATTTCCTTCAGCCGCTCCACGTCGATCTTTTCTTCGACACTCGGACGGCCTTTCTTTTCGTGCGTACCGCCGCCCAGACAGTTGCAGCACTCCGTATCTGCGTATGGGCAGCGCTGGAGGCAGAAATTGATTTCCTCCTGCGTGTCGTATGTGCGTTTTTCAATGGGATCGTCCCTGTATACGCTGTTCCATGGCAATGCCGCCAAAATCAGCACATTTTCACGTCCGGATCTCATATTTCTGCCTCCCGTTTCATTCGTATAATTCTGTGATCGTGATCTCTGTTCGCGGCTCGTCCTTGTCATATAAGACCCGGCTCCCGTCATGTGCCGCCGCAATGGAGCTGTTGTCGTCCGCAAGAACTCCGGCCAATACCAGAATGTCCATTGTCGCCTCGATCAGATTGCATAGGTCAACCCGCCTGTGCGTCGGCATGTAATATACGCACTTCACGTTGACCGGAACATCGACCAGCTTCGCAGGCTTTCGGATCTGCCACAGGCACGCCTGCTCATACTCCTTGTACTGCTTCGACGGAATGACCATTCTTTTCCCGGTTTTCTTGTTAAAGATGATCTGGCTGTGATTTTTCTTCGTCCTCGGCGGCATTTTTATCATGATTCTGATTTCATCCATCGAAGCACCTCAAATCGTCAGCTCATAATCATCGCCAGCGGCTGCATCCCCTTCTCCGTTCTCCTGCGGTTCCTCACCCTGCATGTTCTGGCAAAGCTCCCAGAACGCATCCACAAATCCCGTGTTAAAGGCCCGCATGAATTCGCTCCGGTCGTGGATATAGCCCTTCGACATCGCGTTTGCAAACGCCGTCCAGAGGCAGTCCACCATTTCCTCCCGATAGCTGTCGCTCTGAATGGCGATCTGCTCGATCCGAAGCTCTGTCCATGTCTTGTTCTCGCCCGCGCTGTTCTGATAGTCCTTGCTGGACCATTTACCGACGATCAGAACGTGGTCGCCCTTTCTTACGCGCTGTGCGATGTTCGTCTGCGGGCTTTCTCCGACGGAAATGATGTTCATGAAGCGCTTTTCCTCGTATGCCACGCCGAATGTGACCTTTGGCATCGGAGGCCGCGTGTCGGAGCCTTTTGTGTACTCGACCTTTGCGTCCCGCGTGACCTTTCCCCAGATCACCATGGTTTCGCAGGTCTTTCTTTTCGGGTCCTTGGGGTCTGCAATGATCGCGCTGTTGATCGGCCTCATCCTTCACCACCGCCGAAAAAGCCGTCACCCATGGTTTCCGTGTCGATTCTCCTGGCTTTGCTTGCAGCCGCAGTTCTCTGCTGATTTTTCACTGCTTCCTGGGCTTTTTCCGGCTGGGCATCTTTCCGGCGTGTCAGTTCCTCTTCCACCGCCGCAGCTTCAAAGAATTCTTCTTCCTGCACCGCCTCGATGGCCGGAGTGTTCTCCGTTGTGCCTGTCACCTCTCCGGTAGCCTTGTCCACGTTGATGATTGGCATGTCCGGAATGATTCCTGCCTCGGAGTCGTTGTCGAGCACATACCGTACCTCGTTGGAAAGCGGCGCATAGCCGGAATTCAGGAGGCTCCGAAGCACCGTTTTTCTGCACATCCGGTCCTGACCGTATCCCACGTCATACCACGGCGTGGACTTCCGCATCTTTGCTTCCTCTTCCGCCGTCATTTCGCCGGAAATGAACCTTTCATATTTCTCGCGGTCAAACGCCTGCGCGTATTTTTCCGCGTGGAAGATCAGTTTGTTCATCGACCAGAATTCCGACCGGAACATGCCGTCCTTGAGCTGGAAATAGGCGTAGTAGCCGATAATCTGCGCTTTCTCTCGGTCCTCGTCCATTTCGTAGACGTTAAAATCGAACTTCGGCTTTCCGGTACGGGGGTCTCTGCCCTGATATTCGCCCTCGCGAATATCCATGCAGTCGATATCTTCATACTGGCCGGTCGCAAGCGCCAGCGCAATGAGGCCCTTGTAGCCAATGACGAACGTACACGTCTGTCCATACGGAACGAGGTAATAGCCCATTCCGAGATTCAGTCCCATGCCCTCGCCGCGAAGCGCCGCCGCCACGACGCTCCCCGGATCGCATGCTTTCAGCTGATCTGATGCGTTTACGGCGGAGATCATCGTAGACGTGAATCTCGCCACCGCCTTGGAATCCTTCAAAGACTTCTGGATCAAGCCCTGCATCGCGTTCGACGTGATGGCGCTTGAGAACGTCTGCTTCGGCGCACTGGGCGTCAGTCTGTTTGCTGCATTCATCGTTCAGTTCCTCCCTTTTCAATCTCCAAATTTCGGCACGCGGCAGAAGCGAATCCCGTTGGCGTTCAGCCAATCCCGCAGTGCGATCATCTGTGTTCTCGTCACATAGCACCGGAAATCCAGCACCTGTTCAGTTTCCTGCGGTTCTTCCACGCGCACCGGCTCCGGAGCCGTTTCCGCGTTCAGGAGCTTTTCCGCACGCTCTGCCGCCTCTGCTTCTGCTCTCTTCTGCGCGATGCGCTCCGCACGTTCCCGTTCCGCCTTTGCCTGCGCTTCCTGTCTCGCGCGTTCAGCGGCCTCCTGCGCAGCCCTTCTGGCTTCCTGCTCCTGCTTCATGCGTTTCAGTTCGCTGCCGCGCCGCATGGCCGCTCCGAGGTCCAGCGTTTTCTGGTATTCCAGAAGCATTTCGTTTTCGAACTCGCCGCCGGACTCTGTGATCGCCGTGACGTTCTCGCTGATGGCCGTCACAGCCGCCTGAATGTCGGCCTTGGCCGTTTCCATGTCATAGGTGACATTCATCCAGCGCGGATTTTCGATCCGCTCAAACGAAAGCCACGCCTGTGTGTTGACGGAAGAAAAATAGCCTCTCAGCGTCTCGCGTTTCTCGGCCTTCCGCTTTTCATCGAACGTCTTGACCTGCACGTCGATGTTCTTTGCCGCCTCGTCACACATGCCGGAAAGCTCCTTCATCTGCGCCTCAAAGACGTTGTACGGCTCCAGATAGCGTTTCTTGATGGCGATGCGCTGCTCGGATATCGCCTTGCTGATCTTGGCGATCTTTGCCTTGTCGGCCTTTGACGCGCCGATGGCGTCCTCCGTGACCACCATCGACTTGTACGCCGCCAGATTTTCCGCCAGCCACTCCTTGACTTCCTCAAAGTTGAAGTCCAGACTCTGAGGAATGGCCTTGTCGAGGTCTGTTATCATCCGGATCTCGGTGGTTTCCATCAGCCATCCACCTCCGGCACGTCATACTCCTCGATCTTTTTCAGCGGGAAATAATCCGGATTGACGCTTTCCTCCGGCACGTTCACCGCCGTAACGATTGCCCGGTTCTTTCCGTCTCCCGCCGGAACGATCACACGGTCGCCGACTTTCAGCGGCATTTCCGTGTCATAGCTGTACCCCCGTCCGACGTACCCCATCGCACTCTTGCGGAAAAATTTCACCTCTACGATCATTTTTGCCCCTCCACTTTTCATAAACTCAGTGTCATCGGCGGCATCTGCCGCTTCTGCACATAGCCCCAAAACGTTTCTGCCTTATCCAGCAGCCACGCAAGGTCCTCCTCATGGTCGGCGCGTTCGATACGCCTTGTCCTGATTGACCAGTCTCCGCGTATATCCTGAAGCGCCGCGAACAGATCCACGAAATCCCAACCGGTCGCCAGCAGCTGCCAGCAGGTTTGTGTCAGATAGTAGACCGGCACATTCCCGTCCGCCCACTTTTCATAGTCGGCCTTTTTCATGAGCTGGCCGGTCTTGATTTCCAGGATGCCCTGCCGCCCGTTCTCATCGGTCAGTTCTCCGTCGAGCGTCGCCGTGAGCCACGGCCGTTCGAGCTGTGACAGAATGTCATACGGATAATGCTTCACTTCCATCTGCGGATTCATCGCCGCATACAGTTCTCGGAGCGCCGGCTCCATCCGAACGCCGCGTTCCACCGCCGCGTTGGCCGAAAGATCTTTGGCCTTTTTTTGCCCGGTCTTGATCTTCCATAGCTCTACAGGTGATGTCCACGGAGAAAGCCCGCATACCGCCGCCGCGTCTGAGCCTCCGATTCCCAACTCCCGCCGCCCTTCCAGCCAGCTTTCGCGGTCCTCAAAGTGCTTCCGGATCAAAACCGACTGTTTTCCCTTCAAGTACGGCATAATTCCTCCCATCCATCCGGCTTCGTACCTCAATCTCCCGTTGTCTTTCCACGTCCGGGGCTGACTTCTGTAACCGAACGGCCAAAATAGGCGTAAACCTTGTCTACCATGAATGGATGTGGCTTTCTTCCGGAAAGCCAATTAGCCACTGACGACTGACTGACGCCGAGATCCTTCGCAAGTCTGTACTTGGAAACCCCCTTCGTTTCCATCAATCTTTTCAGTGTTTCAGAAAAGTTCACAATTTCACCCCCATTTCCTCTTGACAAAGCACAAGTTGGAGTAGTAAAATTCTGAACGTCCAATACAGAATTACTCCGCCAACCAGTCAAAGCACCATAACGTGCTTTGATTATCTGGGCTTGTCTTATGCTCCATATTTTACACCATTATTGACGCATATGCAACCCTATTGGAGTAAAAACGCTATCCAAATTTGGAGGTATCTTTTTATGGAATTTTCACAAAAACTGAAAGAACTGATGCGTGCGCGCGGCTTGTCCGCTTACAAGATGGCAAATGACCTGCATTGCTCGCAAACGACGATCCGCAATTGGGCCGATGGGAAAACGACGCCGCAGCCACGGACGATCATTCAGCTCTGCGAATATTTCGGTGTCTCCGAAGAGGAACTGATCGGCGGTGCGCAAGCGCAAAAAAACAACCCCGACGTCAGTAACGACGCCGAGGTTATGGAAATGGTTCATATTTTCAGCCAGCTTTCCGCATCCACTCGTTCCAAATTGCTCGAACTGGCTCGTCTCTATTCAGACGCGGAACACAAAAACTCAGAAACCGAATAAACCGCCTTCTATCCTTTACTTCCATCAGCACCTCTATAAGATCTTCGTTCATGTCCACTGCTGCTTCCTTTCCAGACTTCATCGTACAATGCATCCTTTCCTGTTTCATTCGTTTCCAGATATCTATCCCGTGTTTATATTTTAGAACGGACGTTTCAAAAATGCAATCGCTCATATTGCACAAATTTCCAGTTCATTTTTCTATAGCACAAATTCAGAATCATACCGTTTATCGGACTCATTTTGTGCTATGGTACTTCGTCAGCCCCGCCGCCTCTGGCACAGGCGGCGGAGCCTTACAGCAGACCGCCTCATTTGTCCACCGATCTGCTACACCTACATCGTAGCAGAAGCGCAGAGATCCGTACAGATGCAGTTTTGCGTTTTTATCGCATCTATTGCGATTTTCACACCTATCTTCTGTGAGAACCGTGAAAATCGTGAAATCATACGATGGAGGTTATACCCAATGAGTGCAATTCAGGAGTTAGCCCCATATATCGCGGAATTTCAGCCCAGCATCAAGCGTGCCAAGGCTGCAAAGGGCTATACGAACAATGACCTGATCGCGCTTTCCGGCGTTTCTAAGTCCGCTGTTGACCGTCTCTGTGACGGCTCCCAGACCGATCCGAAACTGTATTATGCCGTAGCCATCTGCAAATCGCTTGACCTGTCTATCGACGATTTATTTGGCCTATCCGCTTCTTCCGAATGCGCGCCGGAGATTGCTGAGAAGCTTCACGGCCTGGAACTGCGAAACCATGAAAAGGAAACGCAGATCTCTGAAATCAAGGGTGCTCTGAACGTGGCTATTTGTGATACCGAACACCAGAAGGAGACGACCGAGATGCTCCGGTCTCAGAATAAAGGACTCAGATATACCGTTTTCTTGCTTGTCGGCCTTTGCGCAGTCCTTGTGTTTACGCTTCTTTTCTATATCATTTGGGATTCCAGCGTTCCAACCGACGGCCTTATTCGGAATGGGAGCGTCAGTATTCTTGCATGGATCGCGATTGGACTGGTTGCCGCGTCATTCCTGTCTATCTGTGGGTTTCTTTTCCGGCTCCTTCGTAAAAAGTGATTTTTCCTTTAACTCCGTTACATATTTTTTCTTGGAGGTCTTTTCTTTGAGCAATTACAGCGAACGTGATAAAGCCGTTCTGGACAGTCTGGACGAGAACATTCGTCTTGCACCTCGTCTTGGAGTCTGCGCCGATACCTTCTATGCCCTGAAACAGGAGTTCCTGCGTGTCATGCGTGAACGCGATGAAGCCATACAGAAGCTTTCGGAGGTGCAAGCGCATGGCAAACACTGATTTGACCGTCGCAGCTGCCTATATCCGCGTCTCCACAGAAGATCAGACCGACCTTTCCCCGGAGTCTCAGCTTGAAAAGGTGAAGGAATACGCCGCGAAAAACAATATGCTTCTCCCCAGCGAATTCATTTTCCACGACGATGGTATTTCCGGCCGTGCGGCAAATAAACGTCCCGGCTTTCAGCGCATGATCGCCGCCGCGAAGGACCCCGTGCATCCCTTCAGCGTCATCATCGTCTGGAAATATTCCCGATTTGCCCGGAATCAGGAAGAGTCCATTTTCTACAAATCCATTCTCCGCTCGAAATGCAACGTTGACGTGATTTCCGTCTCCGAGCCGTTGATCGCCGGCCCCTTTGGAAGTCTGATCGAGCGCATCATCGAGTGGATGGACGAATTCTATTCCGTCCGCCTTTCGGAAGAGGTCAAGCGCTCCATGACCGTCAACGCGAAAAACGGCGTCCTGCAATCCACCGCTTCCTTCGGCTACAAGGTCGAAAACGGCGTGCTTGTTCCCGTCCCCGAGGAAGCGGAACTTATCAAAGAGATTTTCCATCGTTTTCTTTCCGGCGAGGGCTTTTACCCCATCGCGCAGGACCTGAATTCCAGAGGCATCAAAACGCATCGCGGGAGCCGCTTTGAAAACCGCACAGTGGAATACATCATCCGCAATCCCGTTTACATCGGAAAGCTTCGCTGGAATCCGGCCGGGCGTACCCGCCGGGACTTCCATAACGAAAACATCATCTGCGCCAAAGGCGCTCACGAGCCTCTGATTGACGAAGAGACATGGGAGGCCGCCCAGCTCCGCGTCGAGCAGTTGAAATCCCAATGGGCATACCATGGCCGTCCATCCTCCGACCGCAAGCACTGGCTCTGCGGCATCGTCCGCTGTGCATCCTGCGGTGCAACCCTTATCTGGTCCCAGCCGCATTTCTTGAAGTGCAACAATTATGCGCGTGGTTCGTGTAAGACCTCGCAGCACATTGCCGTGGAGCTGATTGAGGAATCCTTTATCCAGCAGTTGCGTCACGATTTTTCGTTTTCTTCTGAAATCTCCTACCAGATCATCGACGTACCCAAGCCGCAGGACACGCGCGCCGGCCAGCTCCGCCGCAACCGTGACCGCATGTTGTCGCGCCTCGCGCGTTCGCGCGATGCCTACATGAACGGCATCGACTCCCTTGAGGATTACGCCGCAATCAAGGCATCCATCCAGAAAGAGATCGACCAGATCGACGCGGAGCTGTCCACCCTCGAATCCGCGTCCGGCGCATCCACTGAGGTCTCCATGAAGGATTCCATCAAACGTACCTTGGAAACGCTGGAATCCGACGCCCCAATCTCGAAAAAGTACGACGCCGTCAAACGCATCATCGACACCTGCACTTTCGATAAGCAAAACATGCTTCTTTCCATCGTATACCGCTATGAAATCTGACTTTTTATCTCCATACCTAAAATTGTAGTCTATTGACGTCCGGTGGTCCATACCCCAACAACCTACAATTTCACTAGAAAGAAAACGCGCAGCGAACTTAACCGCTGCGCGTTTCCCATATTTTCGTCTCATATCTCATTCACGGCGCATGTACCGATCTGTTCGGAGCGCTGCTACAATCGAAGAATTTCGCTTTCCCTGCGTAAAGCTCGTTCATGAACGCAAGCGTGGCCTTTGTTGCAAACGCCTGCCGTTCTTCGTAATGGAGATCTTCAATTGCAATCAGGCTTCCGTCTTTCCTTTTCGCATAGCTGCACACCCTGATTTTTGCGTTCTTCTTCAATTCCGACCCCCTCTTCTACATTTCGGACCGTTTACAAAGTCGGAAGCACCACATCGTAGTCCAGAAGCGCTTCCCGCCGAATATCCTTTTCATCGACAAACACTTGCTGTTCTATCAGCTGTTCCATGAGATCCTGAATCGCTTCCGTCTTGAGCCTCGCCGTTCCCTTTTCATAATATGACGCTGGGACTTCAAAATAGCTCTCAAAAAATGCCGTGGCGCGTTGGTAGTAATCACCTTTCACGCTTTTCACCCGCTTTCAGTGATTTTATCAGTTTCCATTCGCCATCCGGGATGATCTGCATTGGTCTCCCGTAGCCGAACTGAAATTTTGATTCATCCATGAGACCAGGGAATGGACTCGTTTGCGCTTCTTTCGCTTCGGATACGAGTCTTTCATACTCGCGCTCCATGGCTTCTTGAAACAGCTTTTGCAATTTTTTGAACGACATTGCGCGTTCAAGTCCGTCCATCTCGTCCCATGTCATCTTCCGCTGCTCCCGAATCCGTGATCTCCGCGCGGTGTTTCCTCCAATCTCTCCACCCGCTTGAACGCCGCGTGCTGGAACGGAATCAAGATCATCTGCGCGACTTTGCTTCCTTCTGCGACTTCATAATTTTCGCTGCTCGTGTTGACCAGTGTGACCATGATCTCCCCCGTGTATCCTGAGTCTACAGTCCCGGAGCATAAGATCCCGAACGATTTCAGAAGTCCGCTCTTTGCGCGGATCGCGCCGAAGTAGCCTTCTGGTATGGCCATATGCACTCCCGTCCGCACCGTACCGCGCGAGTGTGCCAGTATGATCTTTTCTTCTGCCGCAAACAGATCCATTCCCGCGTCCGCGTCGTGCGCGTAACCCGGCATGATTGCGCAATCCTCCAACATGAGCGGAACTTGAATTTCCGGCGTTACAAAATCAATCGCCGGTTTAGGCGCAGTACCGTTATCCATCATCATTTTCAAGATATCCGCCATCTGCGCATTTATGCCGTCCAGGAAACCTTTCCAATATGCGCAGGCTTTGCTTCCGGTTTCTGCCGCCTCCAAGCCCGCAAAACCTTTCTCAATCGCGCTGTTCATCATGCTTTTCTCCCCTTGTAATTGAATTTTTTGATATGCTCGTTTCTGGCGTAAAACGGCTGAAAACGTTCTCCGTATCCCTTTTTCAGGATTCGGTCAAGTTTCTCCTGCAAAACATCGGATTCGTTCCCGCATCCCCATGCATCTCCGAGTTCTGCATCCAGCTCCGCGACCTTCACGGCCAGCTTGTAAAGCCGTTCCGGACCATATCCATCCATTGCAAGAGCCGCTCCGTACAGGTCGGCGTATTTCTGACAGCCAGATTCAAACCCGATTTGAAGGTACTCCTGCAGTTGTTCCTTCTGCTTCTGTGCGAAGGTCATGCCCATCATTCGCCCTCCCGGAAACACGCGCGGATCTTGCTTCCATTCCACATGGTGAATTCTACCGTGTAAAAACGTCTATTGGGATGTACATAGATCACTGTTCCGTAGAGTGCTTCCTTGTCTGCCGGCCGGCTTTCCATTTTATCCGGCGAAAAATTAACGAACTGCTTTACGGTTTGTCCTACCTGAATCATTTCTTTTTCCCCCATCTGACGGCCGGTAGACTCGGCCGTCCATATATGCCTTGTACCCGTTTTTCATCATGGAGCGGATCGTATCATCGTCATAGACGCACGACTCATGTTCCGTCGCCATCATGGTCTTTCCGTCGAAAGCGCGGACGATTTTGAAATTCTTCATCGCACGCGCCCTCCCGCCGCCTTCGCGTCACGCTGGCGCTTTCTGGCGCGGCTTTTCTGTGCCTCCGAAGCGCCGGTGCGGATACGCCGTTCCTGATCATCTTTGAGTTTTCTTGCATATTCCGCCCGCTTTATTTCCGCATATGCGGCATATTCCTTGCATTCCTTCCTGCATTCCGCGCTTCTTTTCGCACACTCTGCCGTGCAAGGGCATCTTTTGTCAAAGTGCTGCGGCATCCTCTCCAAATTTCTTACACCCCCAACAGTGATTTCATTTCCCTGTAGTCGTTCCGTCCCATGTTCTTTCTCCGGCTTTCGCCGACCATCATGACCGGATGGCATCTTTCCAGCAGCCTGTCATAGATCCGCTTTCTTCGGATGTCGCATTCTTCCGTCATCTGCTGCGGCGAAAAGTTACTGGTAATGACCATAGGGACCTTTGCCCGATAGAGCGTATCGACGATGGTCGTGATATGCTCGTTCATGTACTCTGTGTCGCGCTCGACGCCAAGATCGTCTATGGATATCAAATCCAGCTTCGCCAGCTCGTCAATGAATTCCATCTTCCCGTTCCAGATCGAGCTGATCTGGTTTGTGAGCCTCGAAAAGCTCGTCATGCGGCATCTGTATCCCTTGGAAACCAGTTCATTTACGATGCACGCCGCGAAGAAGCTCTTTCCAGTCCCGACATCTCCGTAAAGGAGAATCCCTTTTCCGTCTCTCCGGAGCCTTGGAAAATTCTCACAATAGCTCTGCATTCCTGCGGATACCTTCGGGTTTGCACGGTCATCTGCTGCAAACGTGAAGTCCGCCATGCATTTGTCCATTCCGGCAAAAGCAGCTGCTCTCAGGTCTGCAATTTCCATCGCGTGTTCCCTTTCGGTCTGCATTTGATTGGACTCTTCGGCTTTCTTCATCATGCACTTGCAAAGGCAAGGAGCTTTCATTGTCGTTCCATCCGGAAGATTGACCTTCGTCTGCCGTTTTCCTCCGCAGATTGTGCAGTAAAGAAATCCATCGCTACCTGTTTCTGTGTTCGCCAAGTCCGTAGGAACCTTCTTTGCGGTATTCCGCATGAGCGCCGCATATCCGCGTCTGTTGTCCTCATCCGGGATGTAAGGGGCTTCCGCCTGCTTCTGTGCACGCAGCTTCATGAGTTCATCCATCCCAAGCGTCATTTGTAGAAATCCTCCGGTGGGCCGTAGTCAATTGGTACGGCATTTTTCAGGGACTGCGTTGTTTTTCTGAAACTGCCCCCCTTGTCCTGCTCTCTCGCAAGCCATGCCGTAATAAATGCTCGTACCCCGCGCCGTGTCTTTCGCTTCGTCTTGTTGGAGTCGCACCATCCGGCCATCTTCCGAAGCTCCTGCATAACGTCAACAGCCGGGTACAGTTCTTTCCATTTGACGTAATCGTCGTTCGTGACATCGAAGTATGAGTTATCATGCAGGATAAGCGAGATCACCGGCGGCGTGGAGGCGGATTTTTCCGGTTCCGCGCACATATCCTCTGTATCTTTCTTCTTATCTTTTCTCTTATCTCTATCTCTTATCTCTATCTCTATAGAACTCTGTTCGCACAATGTGTGCACATCGTTCGCTTCTAATGGAACGTTTTCGGTTTCTGCGTTCTGTTTTGCCAGTTTTCGTGCATCCCTCATACGCTGTGCGGATGTTCCCTCGGAGCCGACGTTTGAAACGGCAAACGGGAAAAAGAAATTCACATTGTCATCCGTTTCTGCCAGACCGCAGCTCAGTAAATAAGCCATTGTGACCTTTACGTTGTCAACTTCTTCGTCGAGTTCAAGCGCAAGCTCAGCTGCAAAGTCATCCTCCACGCCGCTCCAACGCAATATACCGTCATGCTGCATGGCGAGAAGCTGCATTTTGAGATAAATCGTAAGGTAAGTGTCACCGCCTGCAAGTTTCCGAAGCTTTTTTATTCGGACACTTGAAAAGAAATCAGAATAGAGTTTCAGCCAATAATACCTTTTTTCACCCATATTCGCCCTGCTCCATCAAAACGGCAGATCCAGTCCGCTTTCATCGATCTGCGTGAAAACCTCCTCGACCGGCATTGTCCTCTTTTCTGCCGGCTTCTCATAGGCCGGCGGATTCTCGCCGCTCCGGCTTTCTCCGAAATAAACGCTGTCCGCCACGACCTCGGCCTTGGAGCGCTTATTGCCGTCCTTGTCCTCAAACTTCCGGATCGTAAGCCTTCCCCTCACGATAGACATCTTGCCCTTTGCGAAGTTCCTGTCCACGAATTCCGCCGTCTTTCTCCATACAACGCAGTCGATGTAGTCCGTCTCCCTCGTTCCGTCTCTGTTCGGGATATCCCGTTCCACGGCCAGCGTGAAGGACGTTACCGCGTCCCCCGCCTGCGTCCTGCGCAGCTCCGGGTCTTTTACGAACCGGCCCTGCAATAAAACTTCATTCAGCAATTCCCAATCCTCCGTTTTCTAGTTTGCCGCGCGTCAAGCCGCACGCTCGGCCGCACGCCGCGTTGATGCGCTCCGACGTGAGTTTTATCACCGAAACTCAAATTCTCCTTTAGGACGCTCCTGTGGCCTTACAGTCACATGCCGTTCAGGAGCAGGAGCATCCCGCCGATTGAAACGGCCAGAAGCGAGATCCCAACGGCGGCGTAGCACACCATCTCGCGGCTGCTGCGGAATCCTCTCCACTGGTATCCGGCTTTCAGAAATATAATCCCGCCGACCATACACACGATATCCGAGAATACCGCAAGGAATGTCAAAAACACTTTCACTTCTTCTCTGCCTCGCTTTCCAGATATCGCTCTTCCATCCGTGCAAGATAAAACTGTGCCTTCCGGATGTCCTCCAGCGGTTTCCCTTTGAACGGATGCCGCCAGATGTACTTGACCGTCTGCCATGCCAGCACCGCCGCCACCGGATTATCCCATCCCTCGACCATCGCGTTCAGCGCGTCAATGCACTCAATGGAGCCTTGACAATAATGCGTCGGATGCTCCACGGCGTTTTCAGACTGTGTTACCTCTGCATCCCGATTCATGAATGCATTGACCTGTGCCATCGGCTTTTCCGCTGTACCCTCCATCTGCGTCACTTTTCCTTCGCCTCCCTCTTGTAAAATCTGCACCCGCAGTCAACCGAACCACCAAAAAACCGGCTTTCCGCGTTGAAGCAGCTGAACTTGTCCCACGACTCGCATCCCACGCACGTTTTCTGCGGCGCTGCAAGCTCCTCCCGTGCGGTTACGGCTTCTGTTCTTTTTCGCTCCGGCATTCGACGTCCTCCTTCCGTTCAAAAAACTTACATCCGCAGTTTACAAAATCTGCGCAATGCGGACTGTCTCCGTTGCAGCAGGCCCATGTGAAGTCCTCCCACCATACACATCCCTCACAGTGCTTCGACACGCTTCGCTGCCTCCTTCACGAAATATCGCTTGTACCGCGTCGCGTCTCCGAATCTGTCCGTTCCGTTCTCCCATACGTCCGTGACCTCATATCCGCGATGCTTCAAGTCCCAAATGCGTGCTCCAAGTCGCGTGTTGCCCAGTTCTCTGGTTGCTTCCAGCTGCGTGATGGAGCCATGCTCCTTGCAGTAGGCAACGATCCTCTCACAGTCGTTCATGCCATTCCTCCTTCTAAACGTCTGCCCAGTTCCGGCAGAGCATCGTGAGCGAAACATACGCAATGGCATTTTCTCCGACCTCTACCCAAAACTTTCCGTACATGCTGACGATGCTGACCGCATAGACCTTTCCGTGCCTGAGTCCGTGGTATCCGGTCTTTCCCGTATAACGCATCCGGATTGTGCTCCGTTTGTCATTCATCGTGTATCCCCTCCTAACTCTCATTCTACAAGCGGCAACAAATGTTTTTTGTACATTTTTATGTCAACCAAGGTGGGAAAGAAAAACAGCGGAGCGCTTGGAATCACGCCCCGCTGTTTTTCTTTGCTTCTTAGTTGTACGCATCTCACCACAGGCTTTCCTGTGTTGTCTCCGTGACTGCCGCGCAGTTCTTCACGCTCTGTTCGTAGTAACTCGGTTTCAGCTCCACACCGACAAATCTGCGGCCGTTCTGCAAGGCCACAACGCCCTCAGATCCGATGCCCATAAACGGACTGAGCACCGTATCGCCGGGATTCGACCACAGATTCAGTGCGCGGCGAATGACGGTGAGCTGTAAAGGACAGACGTGTTTCTCGTCCTTTTCCTCGCGGGCAGAGCTTGCCTGCAGCGTATCGGATGGATTGATGTCCGTCCAAATTGGAGATGCATACCGCTGCCAGATGGAAACTGGGAAGGATTCGTTCGTGTGCTCGACTCTTTCCGGGTTTTCCCCCGGCTTGCGCATCGCAACCAGATAATCTGGAATACCTTGTCTGGACATGCAGGAATCCTTTTTAAGCTGTTTGTGCAAAAGCCCAAGTGCCTTCGTCCGCTGCATGGCGATCACAGGGTCTTTCCAAATGCATACCTCCGAGTGGTAGATAAAGCCGGCTTTCTGGAATGCGCGAATCAGATCGCCACGGAAGTCCTTGATTCCAATATATCCGTCTCGTTCCTTGCTCGTCGGCAGATTCATGCAGTGAACGGCCATGATACGTCCCGGCATCAGAACCCGGTAAAGTTCCTTGATGATGAACTCGAAATGTTCAAAGAACTCGCTATCAGACTTGCAGTTCCCAAGATCGCGGTCGCTGTTCGAGTATGTGTATAGCGATGCAAAAGGCGGTGAGTAGATTTCAAAGTGTACGCTGTTTGATGGGATACCCGGCAGAATCTCGCAGCTATCGCCGTTATAGATGGCGTATCTGTCAGTAATTACCTCTTTTTTTACGCAAGTTTCATCCATTGTGGTACATTCATCCTTTCATTCGCAAAATATTTTTCTGTGATTCTTGTCGTATGCCGTACATCGGCGCTCAAAATGTCCTTCGTGTACTTTACCAATTCCTGCGTCAGCCGTATCGCGTCCGCCTGTTTGCGCTCGATGTTCGCCTTTACTGCGCCTTCCGCATCCGAAATCACGATATAGACATCTACAGGTCTTGTCTGACCATAGCGCCAGCACCGCCGGACCGCCTGATAATACGCCTCGAAGGAATCCGAAAGTCCGACGAAAACTTCCCGGTTACAGTGCTGCCAATTCATCCCAAATCCAAACACCGATGGCTTACTGATGAGTATTTTTCGTTCTCCGGACCTCCATCGTCTCTCATATTCCACTTTCAAGTTATCCGGCGTAGCGCCTCGGATGGAGAACGCTTTTTCTCCGAGGTAACGTTCCAATTCGTCCTGTTCCGCATTCAGGTCGCACCACAAGATGCACGGCGTATCCTCTCCTACTGCGATTTCAGCGGCTTTCGAAGTTCGTATCTCCATGCTGTCGCGTCTGGCTTTTCGCCGCTCCATCAGTGACATGGATACCTGTGGTAGAAATCCGATTTGCCCGTCATCTGCTTCAATCCTCTCAGATCGGCAAATACATTCATGCAGACGCAATTCTGGAAGGTCGAATCCGGACATTTCGTATCCAAGGTCTGACGGCTTCGTCATGCAGCACGCCCAGCTCGCGACCCATGCGAAAAACGCCTCCTGCGCGTGCCCCTTGAGCCGCCATTTCTGCGTTTCTCCGCCGTCATGTACGAAATAGGTAGCCAGCATTTCCGTCCGGCTCATAATGCCTAGAAATTCTGCGTGATTTCCGAGTTCCACATAATCGTTCGGGGAAGGTGTCGCAGTGCAGCAGAGTTTGTACGGTGTGAACTTGAACATATCCGTCAGCGCCTGTTTTGTCGCGCTGGTGTAATCCTTCAGGATGCTGGATTCGTCAAGAACCACGCCGGCGAATGCAGATGCGTCAAAGTTGCCAATACGATCATAGTTCGTTGTGTAGATGCCGGGTGTCGTCACTGCACTCATATCTGGCGCGTAGGACGCATGTATGTCGAACTTCTCACCCTCACGGATTGTCTGATGTGCAACGCTGAGTGGTGCTACCACCAATACGCTCTTTCCGGTGTGTCTGCAAACCTGATTTGCAAACTCAAGCTGCATCGGCGTTTTTCCAAGGCCGCACTCTGCAAAAATAGCGGATTTCCCTTTTTTAAGCGCCCACCGAACAATGTCATGCTCGTATTCGTAGAGTTTCGGGTTCAGGTCATCCACTTCAAAGCCCGCATCGGTCGCAACGTTTTGTTTTGATTTCAGAAACTCCAAATAGCTCTTACTCACACGCTTTGCCCTCCGAAATTTCAGCCAGCCAAAAATCACGGCGGCATTTTCTGCATTCTTCCTCGTCTCTCACAAGGCAGAAGAGAGCATCGTCGTCTTTATTGTGGCATCTTTTATCTACGACGATCGGACAAATAGAGGGCATCCCGTCACTTTCAATTCTCGCATTCGGGAACATCTTCAAAAACTCGCTCTGCCTCGTTTTAACAGAATGCTCTTTTGCCCATTGCTCTACTTGCGCTACAACGGCTTCTGCCGACCATCCACCAAGCACTAATCTAATCTGAGCATCATTTGCAATCATTCTTCTGCATTGCTTTACATATTCAACAGCATCCATTTTCTGTCCTCCCAGCCTTCCGTGTCTTTGTAGCTGATTACTTCCAGTTTATCTGCGTCAATCAGGCGCACTCTCGTCACCTCCGCCATTTGACTTCTTGGCGCTGCTGGAATGGATCATCGTGAATATCGAAAAAAGCGCGATCCACCAATGTCCAAATCGTTCAGCCAGCCAGCACCAGGCCATAATATTGATGATGTTGTAAGTGAGGCAAGCTATCATTCGTTCCCTCCGTCCTCCATTTTCGCACCGCAATGGCAGTACGGTTCTTTCTGCTTGCATGTTCTTCCGCATCGGTAGCACCTATACACCACATAATCGTGCAAAATAGGTTCGCCGGCATCGTCATACTCAACAGGCAAAAGCGTCTGTCTCTTTTCTTCCAGCCACCGTCCATGCACAACCTCCGAAACGTCGGCGGCGGGTGCATTTTTGAGCAGAAGAATTACTTTTCGAAGCAAGAACTCCGCTTCTCTCGTATACAAAGTCCCACTGTTCCGCTTGATCGCATCGATTGCGCCGGAACGTAGGATGTATTTATCACTCATTCACATCGGCCTCCTCTTCTTCCGACACTCCGGGCAAAACCATCCTCGCTTCCCAACGCTCCACCCATCGCTTCTCGCAATCTTCGCGGCAGTAGATTGTGAAACCGTGTGGTTTACCCAGTTATATGTGGCTCCGCACGTATCGCAAGAAAAATAAACGTTATACGCCATCCTTCTTGCCCTCCTATGGCTTGACATCCACGTTTACCGGGAACTCGGTGTGGAACTCGATCAAATAATGGTACGGGTCGGCATGCGTGCCGGTGATGTCCTCGACAACGTAGAGCGTGTAGTCGTTGAGGTAAATGTAATTCTTCTTATACTCGTTTGCACCGACCTTGCACGTTACGACCAGCTCCGAAGAGGAGTTGTTGCTGATGGACATATATCCCTCGGCGTAGAGTATGATTTTGTCAGTTCTCGCGTTGTAGACCGTGATCCGGCGCTCACAGCTGAAATTGTCAGCGGCAACGTTCATGTTGTAGTTTACCTTGTCCGCTTCCCTCGTCATGCATCCTGCGAGACTGGCAATAAGCATGATAGCCGCCAGAAGCAAAGCCATTCGTTTTTTCATTTTTCAGTTTCTCCTTTCATTGCCTTTTCCGCCTCTTCGCGGCTCAAAAATACGGTCTTGCCGATGTCATCACGATATTCCGGCGTGAACCATGTGGTTGCAATTTCCAGCTCCGGGTCATCCGGGTAATCAGCGATTTCGTAGCGGATTCGATAGACTTTTGTACCCACCTTGCACGGCAGCACGACCACGCGCCCGTCCTTGTCTGCCTCGGCAAGCTCACGCAGACGGTCATAGCTCCCCATGCTGTTCCAAACAGACATCATCGCGCACCACTCGCTGGACATACTGTGGACTTCAGCCGGTGTCAGCCCCGTGTCCTCGTAGGCGGCAAGGCGCAGAAATCGCTCCTCTGGGATATTCCGCGGATACCCGTTTGCAATGCGGCGCTCGTACTCTTTTCGTTGCGCGTCAGCTTCGCGTTTATTTGTCAGCCGTTCCATTTCAAAACCCCTTTCCCAACATATCTGCAATACGCAATTTCCAACTTTGCACCCTTACTTTCCTTCGCATCCGGCAGCGCGAACAGAATATCCGCCGCGTCGATCATCCCGAAGCACAGCCGCATATAGTCCTTCGGCGTCAGACCCTCCGGCAGTTCCGCTGGATTCAAGATCACCGCGAGAGGATACAGCTCCTGTATGTGCTTCGCCGTCATGCGGAATTTCATCTTGTAATTCGGATCTCCGGTGATCTTACCGGCCATGTAGATTTTCATGCCTTTTCTCCTTCCTCCCGCTCAAACCGGATTTTCATTTGTGCGGGGCAAAGGTCTACCTCCGGGCGGCGCGCCATGCAGCGGCATCCAGTGGGTAACGGCGCAGTCTACCGGGTTGTTGTACACATCGTCCGGATTAAACTGTCTGTTCTCCCACCAACCCTCCGGGATGTAGTAATCATCCGCCTCCTCGTCGTACAGGCCATAGCAGTAGATGTCACACCAGTTCCACGCACTTTCCTGCGTCAGTAACTTCCCGTCCTCGTAGATAGCCGGTATCACGAAAACGTATCCGTTTCGATTGCAAACTGCCAAAACATCTGTCTCGGGTTCCGGCATCCGCTCTGTCACCGGAATCCACCGCTGCTTCTCCCGCAGCGCCGCGTTCTCTGCGGCAAGGCGCTCGATCACGTTAGCTGCCGCAAACTCGATGTATTCCCGCCGATCTTGGGTTTCTCCGACCTTGCAGTTTTCGCACGCGTCGTCGTGTCCAAGTCCCTTCGCGCAGCACCGCAGCGCCTGCATGATTTCTTCATTCGTCACGTTTTTCCCTCCAATATTCGTTGAACTTTTTCCCCGTAATGATCGGTCTGCACCACTCGCGCTGGAAGCGCCGCCAATCCGGATCATATTTTCCATCTTCTCCGCGAAACAGCATTGCATACGGCATGAAACCGGCCTGCATTGTCTGGGTCAGGCGTAATTCTGCCGCATCAAAAGAATCTCCGTCGTATCCACACAGCACATAGCAGCACATTGTGTGGCTCGACGGCCTGAATCCTGCCGCGCGGAATTTTCGTCCCATTTCGATCAGCGGTTCCAGATCGTCTTTCGTATCGTAGGCCGTGTAAATGCGGGCTGGTTTCACTTCGCGCAGCAAATCCGCCTGCCACTGCTGCAAAAGTGCTGGCTCCAAGCCTCCCGTAAATATCGCCGGATGTGCTTGCCGCTTAAGCATCTCGCAAACTGCTAGGAAGTGCCGTCTGGACGTGCCTAAAATGTTATCATCGAGGATGTTCCAACCATCCACGATTGGAAGTTCCTTGATTTGCCCATGCGCGCAGCGTGGTACAGAGCAAAACCAGCAATCTTTCGTGCAACCGCGAGACATGAATATGTATCCGTCACGCAGATACATACCCGGTGTAAAATTTCCCATGCGATCATCAAAAGCAGGACCACCCACCTCGACAGGCACGCCCAGCACCTGCCACGCATAATACAGTTCTTCCGCCGTCTCTATATCCCAAGTGAATGTCACGGATATGTGGACTTGCGTCACATTTGCCTGGATACAATCTGCGATGTTTTCGATGGTCGGCGGGCCGAAGAATGCGAGCGCATCCGTCGGGGAAGCGTTCGTTTTTCTTGGAAAGACGCGAGCAATCATCGTTTTCCTCCAATCAAAAGCTGATTCTGCCGACTGTACAAGCGCAGGCTCATATCCGAGGCCATCCGCAGCCGCTCAATCGCGGTTTGTTCTAAGTCCATTTCATTTCCTCTCCGAATCGTACTTCGGCATTTCCGCCCACGCGATCACGTCGTCCCAATCTCCGTGTCCCTCCAATCCCAACGAATGGTTTCCCCAATCGTCTGTGTCGGCGCAGCACACATCTTTGTCCACTCCCCACTCGGTTGCGACTAGGATTTCCTGCTCATCTTCAGGCATAGGGCAGTCGAACATATACTTCGGGATTTCAAAATCCAAATAGCCATGCTCGGAAAATTCAGCTTTTTCCGCATCCGTAAGTGGGCGTTCGTTGAGTTTATGCCACAATACCGGCTCGACAAACTCCCCCGTTGTGCTGCCGTCCCGCCTCACAGCGTACTGTAGTGCCTTGTGCTTGATTAGAGACAGAAGCGTTTGAATCTGAAGATTCATGAACCACTTTCGGTTCCAAATTCTCCCGTTCCAATAGATGTTTTCTTGCAGCACCAAATCGTCCAGCGACCGAATGTAATCGCCTTTCATATATTTTGGTTTACTCATTTCCTTTTCTCCCATTCCAATCCGCCGAACATAGTCGTTTGCTCCATGTCCGGTTCCTTTTTCTGCGCCGCCCTCCGTTTCTCAACCGGTCTGTACTCCCGTTCTGGGTTAAGAACGTCTATCGAGCAAAATTTGAAGTGTGGACAGCGGTTCAGCCGCGTTATCTGGCGGTCAGTTCGAATTTCGTCTTTTGGCTCGCACCAAATCATGTCATCACCTTGAAGATAAGCATTTACGCAGTAGCGGCAGTATTGCTTCATGGATTCTCCTCTCACATTTCTTCTCCTTTTTGTTCAGCAGATAATCGGCGCGAAGCGCCCGCGTAAAATTCAAATTTTCGCATCGAACACCGTTCCGCAACGCTTGTACCGGAATCCCGACCACATAGCAGAACTACCATGTCCGTCTGCGTACACCTGCCTGAATTCAGCCTTGTGCCGGAAAAACTCCACCACAAATTCAGATTCAAAATCCTCAACCATGACGATATCCCACTCGAAGATCTTCTCACCGTGAATATCATCCATGCCCGTGTACTGCCCCACCGTCTCCGGATTTACCTCCACGGCTGTGTCAAACGGCTTCCCGCTGTCGATGAAAGTCTTTCCTCCGCACGCGCACCCGTCGCTTTCCTTTCGGACGATCAGATTTCCGTACACCCACTCGCCGTTGTCCACCCGCTTACCTCGAAAAAGAATGTCTCTCAATTCAATGCCTCCCATTGTTTTTCGTTTGAGAACTTCTGTGTCGCTCCCTATATTTCCATCATACGAATCGCCACAAATATTTTTTGTACATCGTTATGTAAACGCACAGCATCCCGCTTTTGCCCGTCACCACCCACACCGGACTGCTGCCTACCTGCACACTACCTGACCTTCCGTCGAAGCACTTCCGAAGGAAACCTGTATCGTTGCCGAAAGGCAACCGCGCAAATTTTATTTTTTGAGGTATGCCCTATCGCCTTTTCATTCTTTCGCCTCAGAATTGGAAAACCGCCCCCCTCCCCAATTTAAGGAAGAAGAAATGGACGCATCGTCAGTGCCTAGAACGTAAGCGCCGAGTTGATCGCACACGCCGGAGGTATTAAGAATCAGATAGAGGTCGAGTGAGTGAACGTGGAGGTGGGGGGAAGTGCTATGCGTGGTTATGAAAACAGAAGCCGATCCTGACTTGTAAAATGGGGGCGGCTTGCATTTCTGCCGTCTCGGTTCCGGATTCCGTTTACATTAGTACCAATAATGTAAACGGAAGTTGTCCATGATTGCATTGAATCTTTCAAAACTCGGATTTATCCGAACTTTTGACGATTTTTCGAGTTCTGAGGTGCGGATTGGGGCCGTTTGCCCTTTCTGTTGCTATGGCAACAAAACGGGTCAGACAATCCGGAGCCGCTGAACACGGCGGAGCCGTGAACACTTTCCCCGCCCTGGCCTTGTGTTCCTGTATGTGCTGGCAATGGCTGGCGTGAGAGTGTCCGGAAGTTTGCCGGGCTGAGATGTGCCGCGCCTGCATTGGTGGTGCTAGATGAAACGGTAGTAAACTATACTTTAATCATGAGCGTGTAAAACGTGTGTGCACACACGCGCACGGGCGCATACACGCGCGACGCGCGCGCACGCACGCGATATTAATTGTGTGTAGATACAGTTAAGCCGCCTCGACGTATAGCCGGGGCGGCGTGGTGTATGTATGGCGTGGCGTTGATTTAGGCTATGGCGCGGTAGCGGCTGCGGATGGAGTTGATGCGGCGTTGGACTGCTGATTTGCTCATACCTAACGCAGAGGCAATAGCGCGGACGGTGAGACCGACTGCAAGCGCCTGTATGATCTGTCGATCGGTGTTGTCTGCGGCTGTTGCCTCGATGGCGGCGCGGATGATGGCGGCATCTTCGGGGTTGCTGGCGGGGGTGGCTGTGACGCTTGGGAGTGCGTCGAGCGCGGTTTGATCGGCTGTGTCTCCGTCCGCGTCGCTGGCTATGATTTGGCAGCAGTTGGAGCTGTGGCGATACTCTGCGCGGGCTATGGTGTGTACGGCCTGAGTGCAGGCGGCGAAGAGAATGAATGCGAGCATGTGCGGCTCTTCGGCCTGCTCGTTGCGGGCCAGGGCCGGAGCTACGCGGGGCCAGGCTTCGGCGGCGACGGTCTGCGCGTCGTCGGTCGTGCGCATCCATGCCGTGTCGGCGCTGCGGCCTGTAGCTTCGGCGCGGCTTTTGACGGTCCACGCCATTTTTTGCAAGGCGGTATACTGTTCCTCGCCGCTCATGTTCTCCCACTCACGGCGGACGCTCTGCGCGGCTCTGGCGGCCTCGTGGGCGGCTTTCAGGCAGACGGCAAACTGGGCGCGGCTGCGGGTTTCCGGGAACTCTGCGACGGTGGCACGGTAGAGGCTCCACGCCTGCCGCATGATCTGGCTTTTGCTCATTGTGATGATCTCCTTTTTCGTTTCATTTTATGGGGCTGGGCCGCTTTGGTGCCCGGTGCGGCTCTGCTAGGGTGTCCGGGGCGGCTGGTGGTGCGTCAGCCTGCCGGGGTTGCGTCGATGACTGCGGGGCCGTCAAACGTCAGCTGCACGCGGTCGCCGCTGCGGTAGTCTCCTGCGTCGGTGTACCATGTCCAGCACTCGCCGCGCGTGTCCTCGCCTGTAACCGCGTCCGTGTCGGCGCTGACGTGCTCCACGGCTACGATTTGGGCCGGGGTGGTGTCTGCGGTCGGCTGTCCATGCTTGGGGCTTGTGCAGGCCGTCAGGACGGCCAGAAGAGCCGCCGCGCCTGCTATGATCTGCATCCGTTTCATGTGTTGCTCTCCTCCCCTGCTACGGTGAATTCTCCGGCCCATGCGCGGATGATTGATCCGGCCTCAGTCACGGCGGTGATCCAGCCGCTGACGTTCGCGGCCTTGCGGCAGCGGATGACGTGCCCGCGTCCGGCGTTGTAATCGATTCGCAGGCCCTCGGCGGCTGCGGCGCGGATCTCTTCGGGCGTGTGCCATTGCGGGCGGTCCGTGGGACTAATGTTGATCTTCTGCATGGTGTATGCTCCTTTCAGGTTGTCCCGGCGGCGTGTGCCGCCGGGGTGGTTGGTGATTAGATGATGTACAGAGTTGAGCCGATTTCGCACGAAAGCGCTTCCTGTTGCATTTCGGCTTTGATCTGCTGGGCCAGCGTCAGCACGTCGGGCAGGTGCTCGCGGAGCTGGGCGGCGGTGCAGGCGGCGTAAACGATCGTCACGGCCTCACGGATCAGCCCGGCGGACTCGCTGAGCCAATAGCCTGCGCTTTGCTGGGCAGTAGCACCGCCGAACCAGCCGCAAAACTCGCGGGCGACGTGCTCAACCTGCGCGGCGTTGTCGGTGGCGGTGGCGGGTCCCTGCGTGCCGGGGACGTAGAGCGCGACGCGCTGCGGGAGCGTCACGGCTCCGGCCTGATGCATGATGGTGTTGATTTTATCCATGGTGTTATCCTCCTCAAAAGATGCACTTGCGGGCGCTGATTTTTGCGATCTGCGCCATGATCAGCTCGGCGCGCTGGAAGTAGCTCCAGGAGAATTTTTCTCCCTTCTTGGCTTCAATCTCCTGTCCTTTTTTGATCAGGGCGGTGCGCTCTTCTGCCAGCCTCTTGATTTCTTCGGCCTGCTGCTTCTTCGTCATAAACATAATTTCTAACTCCTTTTCGGTTTTTGTTTTGGGTTGTGTTTCATTTGATGGCTTTATTGTACTATATGGCTATCCATATGTCAAATCACGCAAAACGTTCTGAAAACTTCTGTTTTCTATATGGATATCCTCATATTATCCATATAAAGTTCCGATTTCCGCGAAAATTCCGGTTTTTATCGGAAATCCATATATTTTGCTAAAATCTGCACAAAAGTTAGCCATATGTTTTGTATGGATTGCCTATGGTACAAATCGGCCCGCGCCGGTAGAATATAAGTTAGATGAAAGATTGGAGCTGAACGAAATGCCAAGATCAGAAGCAACGCGCCGCGCTCAGAATAAATATGATGCGGCGAACAGAATGATGCTGGGGGCGCGGGTGACGAAAGCGGACGGCGAGCGCTTCCGTGCGATCTGCGAAGCGTCCGGCCAGACCGTAAACGCGGCGCTTGTGGAGTACGTCCGCGCGTGCCTGGAGCGCGGGAGCCTGCCACATCCGGCAGCGCCCGCCACGGCCTCAGCAGCCGAACAGCCCCGGCGAAAAGATCCAGCGCCTGAACAGCCCGCGCCGAAATCCACTGAACAGCAGAAACGCCCCACGCCGGAAGAATTGCTAGAACAGCAGAAAAGGAAGCTTGCTGAACAGGTGGCAGAAATGCAGCGGAAGGAAGAAGCAAGGGCGGCAGAGGAAGCAAAGAAGGAAGAAGAGCGGCAGAATCTGCTTGAAGAAGGCCGGGAGCTTTTGCGGCAATTTGTGATTCAGTTCAACCGTGAACAGGCGCGGCTTGCCGGTGAGGGGAAAAAGTTCAAAGGATGGGATGATCTTTACGATCAAGATCAGAGCGATATTCTCCACGCCGCAAAATTCCGAGAGTATCGCGAGGTTTACAGCTTGCAGGAGCTGGCGCCGCGCGAGAGAAAAGCGCGTGGCTTCCCTCTTTTCGATGAAAAACCGAAAAATTTCTGAACAGTGGAGATTCCAAAATTCCGGAGCCTGAACAGCCGCTTTCCGAAAACTCCGGGGCCTGACGGCCTGAACAGCGATGCTGGAAAACTCCGGGGAAAATACAGAACAGCGTCCGAGAAAAAAACTCGGGCGCTGTTTTTTGCGCTTGAGCGGGACAAAAGCAGAAAACGGAGCAGAGTATAAATCAGAAACAAAATCACACCGAACGGAGGAACTTCAAAATGACGAATAAAGAGCTTGGCAGCGCGATCCGCGCGACACTGAAAACGGCAGGCTATGCACCGCGTGATATATCGGTCCGTGTCCGGGACTGCGGCTACAGCACGAGCGCGAACGTGACGATCAAGAATCCGGAAATCCGCCTGGAAAGCGTGGAGCGCCTGCTTTCCAAATTTGAGAGCATCGACCGCGACTATGCGACAGGCGAAATTCTGGCAGGCGGCAACTGCTACTTATTCGTAGACTACGCGGACGGAATTTTCGACGTGCCGGCGCAGGAGATGACAACGACGGCAGCGGGCATTCTCCGGGAAAAACGGGAATGCATCCGAGTTTTCGACGGCCTTTACCTCTGCAACATCCACGGACGCACGGAGCTTCGCCAGCAGAACGGCAGCGGAAGCTTTTCGCGTCAGATCGGCGGCATTTCGCTTCTGAATGAGCTGTGCATTGCCATGTATAAGTATGCAAAATTCGGGACCATAGCGCCCTGACGGCGCGGCGTTCGAACCAGAAAAACCAGAAAAACCAGAAAAACCAAGGAAACCGCAGAATCCGGCAAAACCAGAAAAACCAGAAAGCCGTCCCGTTCGGGGCGGCTTTCCGTTGACAAGGCGAAATTTCGACGATAAAATAAAAAAAGCCCCATTGGGGCGGGGCGCTGCCACGGAGGCGGCAGGCGGTCGGCACTTCCTGAAAAGGAGGTGTTGCTTATGGTGACATATTCCGATCTGATTCAGATCGGTATTTTGATCGTAGGCATTTGCTCTCTGGTTTTCCAGATAAGCAAAAAGAAATGACCGTCCCAAGTTAGCCGCTCGGACGGTCATTCTTTGTAAAATGATCTTTAACTACGGCTGACTGCCTGCGGCAGCGCCCTTGTTTATTATATTAACAGCTTGCACAAAAAAGTCAAGCAAAAAGAGGAAAACAATAAACACTGAGAAGCCGCCCAACCGGACGGCTTTCGTCATCTATCAAGCCTCGCAGGATGTGGAAACCAGCGCAGTTTGAGGTCGGGCCGAATGTGTGAACGCGCCTGACACGCCGCAGGAAGCCACGGAAGCAGAGAACAAGCTGTTATGAGTATCCTATCATTATTTCATCAAGTTCGCGGCCTGTAGAGCCTCTGAGGGCGCGAGATGGAAAGCAGAGTTTTGAGTCAATACGGCATACGGCGTGGAGGCGGATTTTTCCGGCTCCACACTATCAGCATTATCAGTTATTGAAAATTTCTCTTTCTTTTATATTTCTTTCTCTTATATCTTACTCTTACTCTTACTCTATCTCTATAGAACGCTGTGCGCACAATGTTCACACATCGTTCTCGCATTGTGACGTTTTCTGGAATAAATATACGCATATATGCAGCAAGCCGCCCATCTGGGCGGCTTTTATCATGCTTCCGAAATCACAAATTTTATGTACTTCGCGGGACAAATCACATATTTTCAGCAGAATAATAAATGTCGCAAGACAAACTATTCAACATTCCGCATTTTCAAACTCTCCCGGTACTGCTGGGCATCCGGCAAATATCGGAAATCCACAGTCTTGTCATAGTTTTCCCGAACGACGCGCTCGATCTCTTCCAGACTGACACGGAAAAACTCCTTCCGGCCATTTACCATGTTCACGCGCTTGTCAGCAAACGCATTATGAAGAGCTGTTTCCAGTTTCGGCGCATCGTCAGAGAAAATCAGAGCATGAATATCGAAACGGAACGGAACCGAAGCGCCGCCCAATTCGTCGATCCGGTCTTTCGGCTCCAACCTCCGCGTCATCCCGATCTTGTAGACATTCTCACCAAACGCGCCAATATTGGAAATAACATAAACATACCCCGCGCGTTCATTGGCCGCACGGTAATCTACGTCTTTGAGGGCCTTGTCCAGATCTTTCAATTCCCCGTTGGCAGCGTCGATTTTTTCCTGAATGAGCTGTTTCCTGGCCTCACTGCGCTCTGCTTCCATTTGCTCCTGCAAACGATTCATGAGATTTTCGTAATGAATGCGTTCTTTTTCAATGCGTTTGCGTTCTGCTTCGATCTCCTTCTGGACCTTCAGATTTTCGCGTTCGATCTCGCGCTGTTCTCTGGCGCGTTCCTTTTCATCCTGTTTTTTCTGAGCATATTCATAAGCGAGAGAAAGCTCGTTG